TCAAAATATCTTCCGCAATCCGGAAAGAATCTTTTTTATCCAATTCAAAATTGGCACACGTTTCAGATATAATAATACCGCAGTAAGCAGCAATCCTATATAAAATATATATCGCCACCTGTAAGGGTCGGGCGCGGGTTCTTGTAGCTTTTGGGATTCTGTTTCTTGTCGTGACACATTTGCATTGCTTTTGCTTTGCTCTTGGTCGCTTGCTTCCTTGCTTTCTCCCTTGGCTTCAATATCGGATTCAATAACCGTTTGTTTGATTGATTTCACTGCACCATTGATTTTTCCCACATCCTGTAAATCAACATTCACGGATGGTCTTGCCGGGGTTGATTTCGTGGTATCAACCACCCTTGTATCATCTGCAATCGGCGGTGCATCAGGAATGACCGGGAAAAATTCTATTTCCGTAATGGTTATTTTTCCGTGTTCTGTTCGGGTTGTGTCAACGGTCTTTTTTGTGGCGTTTTTGATTTCCTGTGTTGTTGCCGTGCTGTCTGTGATAACGCTTTGCGTTGATTCAACCGCTTTTCGCGTTGTCCCACATGATGCAACAAGTAACAAAATCACAATCAAAGTGAAACTTCGTTTCATATTCAAATTCTCTTAATGTCCGCAAGGCGGTTTAACCAACCTTTCAAGAATCGTTTGTTTGTATATTTCATCAACTCACTTTCGGTTGCTTTACGCCCGATTTTCTTTTCATATTTGGCAATGCTTGATTGCGTTATTTCGTTAAGGAAATCAACGCGGGCTTTGTAAATGGCATCAAACAATTGGTCGGGGTCTGCAAAATTGACCGCGGACAAAGTTTTTTCACCAACAATTCCATCATCTTTAACACCAAGCAATCTTTGCGGAATAACAATACCGTGTTTGCCTGACCCCCAAACCCAATCCACCAAGATATTTGCAATCTTCTGTGATTGTATATTGTCAGCTTTCCACCTGTTCCAATAGTGGGGTTTTAGAACTCTGTCACGGACATCATTATTTGAAAGCAATTTCAAGTCCTGAACGTCAATGTCGCCATCGCCGTCTTTGTCATAGCCGACTTGTCGCCATGTTCCTATTGTTACACCCTTATTTGTTGCACCCCCTGCATCCGCCGGGTCATTCACAAAACCGCCTTCCCATTTCAAAATGAAAGGCAAAAGAACATTTACATCTGCCATATTACAATGTGTTTAATCTGTCATACATATCTAATTTGATTCGCTCATAAACCATCGAAACATTGGTGAATGCACGGCGATTGTTTACACCCGTTTCATCATATATTTCATTTTCAACAATCGTTGCGACCCATTCAACCCATTCATGGTTGCAATAAAATGATAATTTCTTACCCCTGTATGTGAAACAATCAAATCGGCTTAACCTGTCATTATGCAAATTTGTAAGCAAAGAACGGATTTTTATTTTTGTCGCTTCTTTGTCACAAATATGGTTTTCTTCTCTTACCCTTTTGATTATCCTGCATACCTTTTCAATCGCAAGGTCAAAATAAACGCCTGAAATGTTTTTGATTCTCAATTGCGTTTCAGGTATAATTCCCTCGGATATATCAATGATAACTTCACTATTCTTTTTGGCAATTTCGATACAATCTTTTATGTCTTTTGAATAGTCATTCATAGCCTTTTCAATAATGGTTTTGAACCATTTGAAACAAGTTATCATCAACACACTTGAAAGAAGCAAGAAAACCGCTGCAATAATTATCAGAATACCGTATTCGCTTATTCCCTTTGCGATTCCCAAAGTTTGTTCAACTGAATTTTCCATATTATGTGAATTGGAAACACTTACCAACTTTGACAATTGTTGTGTCCATTGGGTACAAAGACAAAGGCGGCAACCCTTTTTCGGCTCTTGACTTGTTTATAATAGGCAAATTGCTTTCGGCTTTTTGAATCGCTGAAATCAATATGTCCGACCCGGTAAAACAAGAACGCCTTTCACCAAGGGGCGTTCCATCTTGGTTCTTTGTGTAATAATCGCCGTCTTTGTCGGGCGATTCATTGAATGTTGCAAGTACGACTTGCATTTGCATTCGCAATCCGGACGCATTCTTTCCCGGATATTTAGTTGGCTGAATAATTGTTTTTTCAATAAGGATTCGGCGACCGAACAATTCTTCAATCTCTATTCCTTTGCCAATAACCACGTCCGATTCAATCCCAAGTTCACAAAATTTTGCCATTGTTTGATATTTGTTTAATTAGATAATGTTTCTTTTAATAAAGCATCCAAATCCTCGGTAAACTGCAAATATTCTTTGTATTCAGTCACCGCGGCTTCATTGACCACAACGCCCAAAACGTGCTTGTTGTATGAATTTACAAGGTCAAATTCCGCCGTTTCGTCAATCACCGAACGAATGATTGTTCTTTTCAAATTCTCTTTTGTCGGTTGATTGAATGCGCGTACTTCGTAACATTTCCACCCGATTTGAGTTTCTTTTTCTTTGCCATCAGGAATGCCCATTTCGGGTTCAATATTCATACGGTAAATAAAAGAACCGTCATTGTCCTTTTCTAAAACCGCGGGTTTGCCATGCACCATGTCATAATGTGCATTTGCTTCGATTGAATTTAATTTCATAAGGGAATGTTTTTGAAAGTTTGTTCATTAAATTGATTGAATCACAATACTTGCACCAACCCCACCAACTGCATATTTGTTGTTTGTACACTTCTTTTGTAGGTGCAATCTTGCGTTTATTCAATTTCGCCACCCGGCGGCAAAGTTTCTGCTTGATTGACTTTCTTAAAAGTGTATGGGTGTGATAAAAGACATAACCCAAAAAATCAATACCCCTTGAATCAACGGGGAAAACTTGATAATTGTGTTTGACTTTAAGTTTCAAGCCATGCAAATAAGCCCGGATTTCATGCAATAACTTGTGTAAGCTGTCTTTATCATGGGCAAGAATAACAATATCATCAGCATATCGCCAATAATATTTCACCCTCTTTTGCTCTTTCAACCAATGGTCAAAATAAGCCAAGAAAAGGTTTGCAAAATATTGGGAAAGATAGTTTCCAATTGGCACGCCATCGGCTGAATCAATTATTTCATCAAGCAATGCCAAAAGCCTTTTATCCTTAATTTTCCGGCGCACAATCTGCTTCAATAAGTCATGGTTGATTGACGGATAAAATTTTCGGACATCTATTTTCAGGCAATACCGTGTTCCGTCCGGGTCTTGCTTTAATGCCTTTTTCACGTCCTTGGCACATTTATGGATTCCCCGGTTCTTGATACAAGAATATGTGCTTTGGTTGAACACCGATACCCAAATGGGTTCAAGTATGTTCATTATGGCATGATGCAATATGCGGTCGGGAAAATAAGGTAATCGGAAAATAAGCCTTTCTTTCGGTTCGTATATTGTGAAAACATGGTATTTTGATGTTCGGAATGTTCCATTCTTCAAACTTTCATGCAAGGCAATCAAATTGGCTTCACGTCTTTTGTCGTGAACCATAACGCCATAAGAACGCAATTTCCCCTTGCGTGCCTTTTCATCCGCAAGGCGCAAGTTTTCAAGGGAAATAACCTTTTCATATAAGTTTCCAATTCTTTTCATTGCTTCAAGTTTGCTTGTATATTAGGATTCTTCGGGTTTCCCCTACCAAAGCCGTTTTACATAATTTATTTTTTGCCGTTGGATTGCTCCAACTCATTCAATCCCGGTTGGATTGTTTTTGTGGCAAGGTTTCCGATATGCAACTATATTTTTACAAGCATAGCTGAGAACCGATATTCGCATTCGTATTCGTAGCCGTATTATTCGTATTCGCATACACGAACCCTGCATTCGTACCATTATTCGCATTACCGCTGAACAAAACGCCACGACATCGGACAACCTTTATTTCTTTTCAATCAAACATCAAAAACCATTTCACTTCCTGTTTTAAGCCGTTTCGATTTGCGGGTAAAAGCAAAGCCGAGAACCGAAATACGCAGACGCACGCGTAGCCGTAAGAATCGTAAACGCAGACACGAACCCCGCATACGAACCATAATACGCACCACCGCCGAACAAAACGCCACGTTCCGAAACTCCACTTGACGGTATGTTTGTATAGAAATAGTCACAAAAATACGTTGTTGACCCGCCACCAACTTCAAGGGGCATTATTTCGCCATGCTCGCCAAGAATCAACTTCTTTACATAACCCTCTTTTCTTGGTAAATTTCCACGCAAATCATAGTTTACAACGCCGGAACTTGTGAATGCTGCCGGGTCGTCACAAACATAAAATTCAGACAATCCGCCGTCCGTTTCGGACTGAATCAGGCATTTACAACCGTCCGTCCATTTCCATATATGACCGAAAGGATTTTCAACACCTCGATAAGACGGCACATTTACTTTCGTTGGAACACCGGGGTCATATTCATCAGGCATGGTAAATTCAACAACGCCGGAATGATTGCCAAGACTGTTTGTTGTACCACAAGGAACAAATGGATAATAGTTATTAAAGGTGTTCCACTTCGTGCCATTCAAAGTTGTTACACCGGAACTTAACCCGCCTTGGTGATAACCGTTTTCGTCAAGTTCCGCATTGAATGCGTCTTGTGAATTGAAGTTTGCATATTCAACGGCGAAAAGCCACCACAATTTACGGTGTGTTTGGTATAAGTTGCAATTCCATTCAGTTGAACCGCGTTTCCGGGCATAAGCACGGAAATTTGTTAATGATATTTGCGTTGCGGGCATACCAAGTTGTGTTTTGTATGTCCCATCACGTGACGCGTCATTGTTCCCGCCCCTGTAATCTGCATCTTTATTGACCACCGAACACAATGTGGTTGTTGAACGCTGAACGGTTGCTTCAACCGCTGAAACGTAATCTTTGCGCCAAAGCCTGAAACCCGGTAACGGTTCGGTTGATTGCAAATGTCTTGATATGTCACCGTCTGTTTCAAAACGAACATACATATCAGGCAATTCAACCATGTATTGACCATCTGCCCCGGTTAGATTTGCCGCCGCGCCGTTATCACGTTTAGTTGAATCATTCGCGTGCAAATAATAATTTACCGTGCCATTGTCTTTGAGGATGCAACGGCGCATAAGTGATTGCAAAGGCAATTCCTTGTGCAATTCCATTTTGCCAATTCGTGTCGGTTTCGGGTTTGACACCGTGGCATTCCATTCTATACCGTAATAGTAATCATACGGAAATGTCGGCTTTGTACCGCCGACCCCAATAATTAAGCCCATATCAATAGCCCCATTTTAAGTTAATACCTGACAATGAATTTTGCTTCACCGTCTTTACTATTTCAGGATTCCACCCACAATCAAATTGTGTTTCAATGAAATCACCATCATTCATCCCGGCAAGCTGCACCGATAATTTAACGGGTTGCGTGCCGTCATTTTTAATGTTAAAGCATTGACCGCCGGACAAGCTGAAATCCTTGTCCGCCAAATTGTCAATTTTGCCCATTTTCCCGATTTGTGCGGAAACCTGTTCACCTGCTCTTGTTGTGTTCATAACCTTTCAATTTGTGCTTTGCAAAATTAAACATATTGTGTGTTACTATAATACATTAGTTGATAAGTAAAGCATAACTTATTGAATCAACGCTTCAAGTCTGTTTATCTCATCCCGTATTGCTTGCCTTTCAACGTGCAATGCTTCAATATCATAGGGTAATGTTTCACCGACCAAAGAACATTCATAACATTTTGTCACCTTGTAGTCGGATTCTGAAAGTTGTTTTTTTAAGTCGTCAATTCTCAATATAACAACTTCGGTATCAACTTCCACACTCCATGATTGATGAATTTTGCCATCAATCACATTAAAGGTATCAACCGCACGTTGCCCCGGCTCAACTTGCGGTTGTTCGCTTGCAACAAAATCAAGAAACCCGGATTCTCTCAATTTTGTCATTCTTGTACCCTCTTTGTAGTCACAGCACCTTAAATCAATGCTTCCATCTTCTAAAATCTTCGCTAATTCCATAAATGTCAAGTTCTATATTGCATCATGTAATAATGGTTTGCAGCGTATCGTAAAATTAAAACATCACCACGCGCCATGTCAACCCAACCATAATCACCGTTTATGTAATCACAATTGTTATTAAGTAATGGATTTGTTGAAGCCCCTCTAACCCTAATTCTGTTACGGGAATTATGCGCAAAAACAATTTGAAGTTCAAAAGTTACATTGGACGTTCCAACCGCATTTGCTATTTGTGTCGGGGTTGGCAAATCAACACCAAGATATGAAGAACCCACTTCATTGAATACATAAGTTAAGCACCTGCCTACATTTTCTTGTATTATATCAGTATATGCCTTTCCTATATATATATCTTCAAACAATGCCTTTCCGCCAACGCCGAAAAAATTGCCATCGTAACTTATTGCTTTTTGATAATACCAACTACTTTGATAAGACGGGCGAAACTTAACATATAAACCTGTTCCGGAACTGTAAGAATTACCGGAATACTCCAAACGACACAATCCTAAATGCCCGGTTGAAGCTGGATTTACATTTGTTCCCAATCCGACCCATATATTTGATTTTGAGAATTTTATAAAACTACTCAAAATTGCAAGTCCATCATTAGAACCCGCCATTCCGCTTGATTCAGCCACGCCAATCCTACCGGGGGCAATCTCAAATCCACCAATATATCCGGAAATAGCATTTATTACCCCCTCAACTGTTGCTTTGGACATAACAACCGACCCATCTTGTAGCACCCGGAAAGGCGCGGTTGCTCTATTCTCATAAGACGCCCCCGCCCAAATTCTTATGGATGTTGCCGCCGTCCCATTTCCTGTAATTCCGGCAAGAATTGAACCGCCTGAACCCGCCAATTGGATTGTGCCGGATGTTACAATTCCGCCATCAATGACGGTCTTTGTGTTGTCATAAGTAACTGCAAGAACCCAATCATTTGCAATGTACGAACCTGTTTTTCTTGCTGTTGCACAACGCTTCAAGTCAACGCCATTCACCCATAAATCACCGACATCATACGGTGGATATGGTGTTGTGACAAAAACACGTCTTTTGCCATCTGCCGTGTCTTGTGCTTGACTTGCTGCATTATATGCGTCAATTGCCTTTTGGTCGTCAATATTGACCCAAGAATATGAACTTGAATATCTTTTCAGCTTTTTTGCGGTTGAATTATACCACATATCACCAACGTGTTTTTTCTTCAATGTGGTTGTTGTCCAACTTGAAGCCGGGTCGGTTGTCTGAAACCAAGTTTCTATCTTGCCATCAATTTGATTTGTCAAATCCTCAATGGTATCATTATATGCCCCATTGATAAAATCATTCAAGGCGGTGTTGTCCGTGTATTTTGAAGCCTTTTCCCAATCACTTGATGAATAGTTGCCGGATGCACGCGTTGTCTTGCATCGCATAATATCCCCCGAACTTCCCTGCACCCACAAGTCACCGACTTCATACGGCGTGTAAGGTGTTGTCGTAAATATTCGGCGTTTTGTACCCGCAAGTTTCAATGCGTCATTCGCAATTGCCAAGGCTTGTGCCACTTCTGAATCCTGTAATTCTTGCCATGAATAGGTGTTCCCGTTCTTAACAAAACGAAATACCTTACCCGTTGCCGTATTATAAAACAAGTCCCCAAGGTGATTTTCTTTGTCCGCGGTTGTTTTCCATTCATTTGCCGGGGCGTTGTTCAATGTTGGGTTGTATGTGTCAAAGAACTGTTCAATTTGCCCATCCAATTGTGCTTGTATTTCGTCAAGAATGCCCGGTAATGTATTATTGATGAAATCCTTTGATTCCAACGATTCCTTGCCCAATTCTTCAAGGGTCTTTTCTTCACCGTTGGAATTAAACACAATGCGACCGCCAATTTCGGAATTATCCAAATCAAAATATGTTTCGCCATCCGCCGATTCAATGCGTCCGGTCTTGATAAAACGACCGTTCACCATTGTAAATCCATACGTCAAGGCGATTGAACGTGCTTTCAATTCCGCATCAACCGAATTAAGAACGCCAATCCAAAAGTAATAATAACTATTGTCGGCATCCACCTTATATTGTGTCGTGGTTATCAGGATTGACCCGGTTTGATTGCTCCTTGAACAACGTGCATATATGTAATAAGCCGCGTTGTTGTCCGTCAAAGTAATTTGACCATCTGCAAGAACCCACGAAACGGCGCGTTCTTCATTGATGGTGTAATGCGTCAAGACACCACCTTGCCATTTCAAAACATTGGCATTGCCATTATAATTTGGTTGGAACACGGTGTTTGTCAGTCCGAACTGCATTGATTTTGCACCGACTGACAACGCAAGCGTATCAATTGAATTTGGCTTTATTTTGTCTGTGTAATAATCCCCTTCCGGGTCAAATACCATGTTCAATACTTCACGACTTGACCGCCAATTGGCGCGTGCGCGTGTCGGGTCTTTCAGGTTGTTAATAGTAATAACCTTGTCAATATCTATCAAATCAGATATGACCCGGTTTGTTATGTTTGACGTTGTTTGCGTGTCTGAAATGGTCAAGGTATAATCGTATGGGTCAAGGATATTTCGTGTAAATGATTTTATGCGAATAGCCTTGTCCACATCAATATCCGCGTCCTTGACGTGTATATAATCACCGGGGGCAAAGAAATTCATCACACCCGCCGATTCATCCACGAATTGTTGCAAATAAGCCTTTGTTACACTTACGCCATACTGAACTTTCGGTTGGCAATTTTGGTCATAATATTTATTTCCTGCTTCCGCCAATTCCGCTTCCGCCGCTTGTTCAATTTCCGGTGAATAGGCAATATCTGTTATCTTGTATTCATTACCATTGGCAAATTGAAATGCCGCGGATGTTTCTGACGGAAAAACATTACCCCGGTCGTCTGTGAATTTTCGCAAAACGAATGTCTTTGTTGCATGGTCATAACTTTTGACTTCAAAATCATACCCCGCAAGATTGCCCGTATTGAAATGGATTTTCGCAGCAACACCATCAATCAAATATTTTGTGGTTACACCGTCCGATTCTTTTTCGTTCAAATCAAAAGGAAAATCCGTATCAACAAACGAAAAGACATCAACCACTTTTTTAACTGACCCCGTAAAAGATGGTTTTATATTATCAAAATTTTTGCGCCCCTCAAAAATTCCGTATTTCGCCACCATTTCAGGCTTTTCAATATATGATTGCCCCTTGGTCTTACCGGGTAAACAAAGGCGGTCGGCACGATATTTTGAAGTAATATTTTCAGTGCTGCCATACACTTTCAAGCGTGTAACAATATTTGCAGATGAAACATTTTCACGGTGCAATTCATACAAACCCTTTCCCCTGCCATATTCAAATAAATATGGCGATGTTTGACCAACTTTTTCATAAAGATTTATTGTGTAAACCCCATTCCCTTGTGTTATTTCAAATTCAACACCAAAATTGGACGTATCACACAAGTTTTGAAGCACGGATAAGCAATTGTCCGATTCTCCAAATGTTAAGGTCTTGTCGCCCGCGGTTTCAGGACATACCCCCAATTTCCACTTTCCGGGGAATACACGATTTGCGTTTGAAATCAAGACGTTCATAAATCGCCGCAAATCACCTGTTAACGAATCACCCTGAATATCCTGCAATTCATTATCCGTGGTGTCAATATTTACATCATAAGACACCCGGAATAAATCATATTGCACGCCCTCAAACTGCAAGGTATATTGAAATAAGTGCATTCCCGTTTTCTTGACGGATGGCAAGCGGTTCAATTTGTAATCACGCCCAAAAACCGTTATTTTATCGCCAATATTATACTTTTGCGGGAATGGTGATTCAACGGTAATATCAACCGTATCTTCCGCATTCAAGCCCCAATTTTGTTTGGCGGAAATTATTCCGGTCGCCGTGCGCCGATTTTGCATTGGCACACGGTTTCCGTTTGGTTGTGTAATGATTATATTTGTCAAATTCGTTCCCATACTACAATTGCATTTGTTTCAAAGGATTTTATTTCTTCAATACATCCGGTTATAACGGGGAAATAATCACCGTTATTGGCATAATCATGTTTGACTTTTACAGAATCACCGCTTATGTCATAATCAACAGACCCATCACCCCAATAGATATTCACATATTTGGTCGTGGTCAAAGTGATTGTGCAAGTTTTGGTTGATTCACCGACACGAATATGTTTCAACACACGTTTTACGGGTTCGGGTTCTACCAATTTCAGCTTAAATGTACCAACCATAAGTTCATTGCTCCATTGTTTTGTGATTTCGATTGCATCCTTGCAATAGACTTCATAAATCAATGGTTTTACCGGGTGAACATCAATGACAAGGCGGTTTGTTCCTGTCTTGTCAAATTGCTGTTCAAACTCTGTAATGCGTTTGATGAAATCCATTTTGGATTCAGCCTTTATAAAACAAGACAAAGTGATTTCGCGTGATTCATAAAATTTATGCGCTAAATCAACACTTTCGCCGTGATAGTTATCCCATGAAAGACTTGCCGGGGCTTTTAATTTAGGGCGATTCATCACACCATCAGACCCGCTAACATAAACACCAAACTTCTTGAAGTCAACGCCATCCAACAAATACGCCTGTTGTTTACTTGTTGACAATTCTTCAATCAATTGCGCTTGTGTCAAAGCGATATTGTAAATTTTGACATCATCCAACAAGCCAAAACCAAAATCCCCACCGTAAAAATCTTGATTTAAGGACACGCCAAGCAAAGTCCCGGAATGGTTGATTGTCTTGACCAAAGACGAATTGACATAAAAGTTGAATGCTGCTCCGCGTCTTGTCAATGCCAAAGAAAACCATGTACCGGGTTTGGCTTCAATTGGGACTTCAACATAATTTTTCAATCCCGAAAAATTCAAAATCCAAATCAGGTTATTAGGCGAACCACATTCAACACTGCTATTCATCACCCAAAACAACATGGAAAATTCGGCGTTCATATTTGACAATATGCTTTTAGACACTTCGCACGTGTCTTTTCCTGCAAATTGTATGGCATTGCCGTTTTTCCCGGCAACAAATTTTGCACCCGTAACCACACCATCAGCACGGTTCTGACTATAATCATACGCAATCAAAGAACCATTGCTTTCATCAAATGGCATTTGTAGAATTATATTATTCGCATTCATATCAATATGTTTTTTTATTCTTTTCCCGGATTTTTACAACGGCATCATCCGTTACTGCCTTTGTTATCGTACCCCCATAACTATTGACGCAAACTTTCGCCCGGTCGCTTGCGTACACGTTTACAACTGCATTATCAAAAACATCAATCATTACAAAGGCATTATCCTTGGCAATAACATTCAATTCTGAATCATGCTTAATAAATATTTCGCAAACCTCAAATCCATTTGTCACGACACGTCCAAGACTTGCCCCTAAACACACACATTTGGGCTTGTTTTCAATATTTATATTATCATCAAGGAAAACACCGTATTGTTCCATTTTGCCCTTGAAATGCGTTCTTAAAAACTCATTGTCGGGGTAATTATTAGCAAGGCAAAAATCAATACCCTTTAAGTACATTTCCGCCATTGCTGCAACATCGGAATCATGCAACTTCACCAATTCATTATACCACGGTTTGCATATTCCGTCCGCTTTTGCTTTTCTTGCAAGTTCTTTGACAACTTTCATACTTTATTGTTTTATAGTAACACACGCAAATTTACGATAAACCTTGCGACCGCAAAGAATCCCCGGCGGAATTGCTTTCAAGGATGGTGATAATTCTTTCAATCCTTGATAAATATCGGTTGTATGCCGTATTTGCTGCAATTGTGTTCAAGGTCTGCAACGATTGCCGTAAAATTGAAGTTGCTTCAAGTTGGTTAATTCGTATTGCATTCACTTGTCCGGCAAGGATGCTTGCGGTTTCCTCTGACACGCCTTTAACTGCACCCGTCAATGAATCATCAGGTTCTTCAATATTCAAATCCTTAAAAATGTCGGAATATATTCCCAACGCTTCATTGAAATTATTGGCGGCTGCCTGAACACGGCGTTTGAAATCCTCAATTTCCGCATCTGTCAATCCATCGAAAACAAAATCATCGCCATTCCAATACCCCATTGAATTTTCCAAATCATCAAGTGCGCCTTGAAGCTGTTTTTCAAGGAACTTTTTCTTCAATTGGTTTACAATGGCGTTTTGCAAGACTTGATTCACGGTGTTTTCAAATGCGGTTGCCGCATCTTCACCCTGTTTGAATGCTTCAACAAGGGCATCGCCCAAAGTTCCGGCGAAATCAACGGCATCAGTTTGAAGAATATCTTTTGAAATTTCATCATACATATCTTCAATTTGCCGCCCCAATTCCGCGTATTGCTCTTTGTATTCATTTACCTTGTCACCATCTGTTTTCTTTTTGCTTTCTTCGGCTTCCCACATTTCTTGCAAATGCTGGCGTTGCTGCTCCATGTTGCGTATTGCCTGCATTTGTCCGGAATACACATCACCGCCCAAGGCTTTTTCAATCTGCCATTCCAATTGCGCATAAGCCGATTGAAGTTGTTCAAGGGCTTTTTTGTGTGCTTTTATTTGTTTCTCTGCCTTGCGGTCGCGTGTATTAAACAAGTCAAAAGCTGACGACAACAAACCGATTGAACCTTGAATGATTGAAAGCGGGTTTCCCGTTGCGATTCCTGTTGCCACCTGACTTGCCCCATCAAGAATGCCGCCCAAATCGCCGATTATGGCTTGGGTTTCTTCATCCATTGTGACACCCATTTTTTCAAGACCGGACGTTACGGCATCAAGTGTTCCCCCTACAAGGTCAATGGCTGAACTTGCGCTTTCAAACATATTAGTCAAAGACTTTTTCTTGCTTTCATCGTCACTTGCTTTGCCATATTCCTTAATGCTTGAAACCAAGGCTTTGAACGGGTTGCGCTCTTGGATTTCATCTTGCATTTCCGAAATCTTGTTTTTTAATGTTTCAAGGTCTTTCGGGTCAAACTCGATTCCAAGATATGCACCATCAAGACCGTTGATTTTATCAATCAGTTCTTGCAATTTACGGGTGCTTATTTCGTCAAGGTCGCCAAACATCAATTCCCAATCCGGGTGCGCCTGTAATTCACCAAGGGCAAATTTTGAAAGGGCTTGTTCTTGTGCCTTGTTTAAGGCTTCCACCATTTCCGTATTCCCTGCCGCTTGCGCCGCTTTCCTCTTTTCTTCGTATTCGTCAATAATAGCTTGTTTCCGTTGCTCAAAATTGCCGTATTCTGCCAATAAAGCATCATAATCAACACCGCCAATATTATTCACATCCTTATTGTATTTGTTGGTGCGGTTCTGAATAGCCTTGTCTATTTCTGCACGTTCTGCATCCGTGGTTGCTTGCTCGCGTTTACGCGTCAATAATACAATGTCATTATTGAATTGTTCTTCAAGCATTCTTTTTTGCTCTACATAAGACGCATATTCTTCCAATAAGGTTTCCGTTTCTTGCTTCAATTGCTCTTGGGCGTTCTTTTCGGCTTCATCAAGGGATTCCGCCTTTGCGTTATCCAAATCAGTTCCTTTGCTGTCTGCTTCCAATTCCTTGCGCTTTTGGTCAATGATATTAAGCATCTCAATAACTGTTTGCGCATTGGTCAATTGCTCGTTTAGTTCATTGTTAAATGCTTCCAAGACGGTTTTTTTAGTTTCTTCCGCAATAGCATCATTCAATTGTCGCAACTGTTTGTTTTGTTCTTTTGTCCTGTTCGCAATATCAACGGACAAAATTTGGTCACGTTGATTTTTCAGGTAGTCAATATATGTTGCCCCCTGTGCAAGCAATCCTTGAAATTCAGCATTTGCCGATTGTATCAACACGGAATCACCGGAATTGACCCACTTATTGAATCTTTGATATTCGGCTTTGTATTTATTCAACTTTTCCAAAAATGGGTCTTTGTTTGTTGAAGAACCGCCCGTGGTTGTCTTTTTGCCTGTAATAGCATCAGCCTGTTTTTGCAGATTTTGAATTTCTTGCATTGCTGCCTTGTAATCTGCATTGTTGGTTAATGTCTTTAATGCGGCTTGTTTACTTTGAATTGCTTGTTCTATCGCGCCCAAAGTGCCATCCTTGTATGTATTAGACGCATCAATTCCGGCTTGTTTTAACAAATTCCATCCGTTTGATTCTGCATTGGCTGCATCGGTGAATCCCTTTGTTATTTCGCCCCTTAATTCATCCATTTGTGTTTTCAACTCCGCCTTTGCTTTGTTGGGAACAAGAACTTGTTTGTAAACGGGAATATCTGAACCGGGAATGACCCCCGTCATAACCGTTTTTGTTGTCTTGTCGGGCATTGCGTTATACTTCTGTTCCTGCTCCATCAATGTTTTCACTTTTTCTTGCGCTTGCTGAACAAGAATCATTGCTTTGGCTTTTTCAATTTGGGCATTTATGAATGCTTGCTTATTGGCAATCAGTAAATTTTCTGCATCTGTAACCCCATTTATTGAAACGCCCAATTCATCAAAAGCCTTTTTATTAGCTTCAATGAATTTCTTTTTTGCTTCCAAATCATCGCCAAGCGCATTCCACTTCAATGATAATTCTTCAAGTGTTGCAATTGGCTTGTAGGCATTTTCCGCAATAGATTTATACCATTCTTCTTGTGCCTTTTTAGCTTCATTGGCTTTTCCAACAAAATGTGTAACAAGCGCGATTAAAGCGGATATTCCTGCAAGAATCCAACCAAATACGGGAATTGATTTTATTGCCGCGCCAACCATACGGAAAGCCCCGGCAAGACCTATATTTGCCGCTGTTCCGGCGACTGCCGCCGTTGCTTGCGCCCCGGTTGCGACTGTGTTTGCAGCTTGTGCCGTTGCGTTTCCGGTTTGTGCGGCTGTATTTGCTTGTTTGGCTGCTGTGTTTGCGGTTGTTGCCGCCGTATCTGCAACCGTTGCGGCGGTATCTGCAACCGTTGCGGCGGTTGATGCTATCTGTTCACCGCGACCGACTGCCAAAAGGTTGTTCCACCATTGTTTCAATCCATTCAGGGTGACAAGTTGAAATGCCGAATCCTTATTCAAGGTTTGTGCGACTTGTTGCAACCCAATTGTGATTGACATTAAAGACTGCACTTTCAGCATTATTTTTTGCAAATTTTCGTTTTCTCCGGCAAATAGTGCAACCGCACCTTGCGCCGCCGTGAATCCACCGACAACACCATTCAACCCGGTTATAATACCCTGAAACTTCGCTTCATCATTTGCAAGTATTGAACCCTGTTGACTGACATCGCCTTGAATATCCTGCAAACGCCCCAATTCTTCCACTAAACGCTTGTATGCTTCCGAATTTTCATCAATTCCATCAGCTACAAGGGACATCATTTCTTCTTTTAGTTCACGGATTCTTGTACGCATTGAAACGTGTGATTTCGCCACATTTTCCGCTTCTCTTGCTGTTTCTTCAAGTTTGGTGGCTTCATCTTCCAACGCATTTGATTGTTCACGCAATTCATTCAAAACTTGCTTGCGTACTGAAATTTCGCCACGAATCGCATTTACTTTTTCTTGCAATGCACGATATTCATCATCATGCCCGGACATGAAAGCATTTGACATCTGCTTTCCCAATTTTTCGTATTGGTTTTCAAGTTCGGCAATGGCTTGTTCGTGTAATTCACAAGCCTTTCCGACCTCACCAAGCGTTGAACGAATCTTTTCAAAAGATGCAACGCTATTGGCGTTTACGGCTTGTAGGTTATTAAGTTCGCCAACAAGTGCCGCCATGCCCTGTCTTTCCTTTTCAAGTTCCTTTTTTACCGCTTTCGCTTGTTCAACAAGTATATCTTGGGAATCACCCGGTTCAATTGCTTCAATCCTTGCATTCAAATCGGAATAGGTGGTTTCCAAGTCCTGAATGACCTTTCGTTGAATTTCAATACATTCAATTATTTCTTGGGTGGTCTTGTCCATTACGTCACCACTACCAACAACGGCATCCGAAAAACCTTGCACACGCCGCATGGTTTCATTTATTGCCGAATTTAGTTGTTCGTTGTCCATTACGGACTTGAAAGACAATGCCCCGCCGTCAATTTCTGCCATATCACATTAAACTATTTACATAATTCATAATTTGTTCACTGTTATCTTCTGTCAATTCGATTGTTTCCGCGCCCCCATCATCCAAATCATAACTTGGCGCATCAACCATCATACGTTGAACAATTGACCATGCAATGCCGTGTAAAAGATAGTCATACGTCCATCCAAAATGTTGACATATTGCCCCCCGGCGACCGTGCGGACTGTTTAACCCTCTTTGCTTTCCTCTATCCGAATCGGCATTGTGGTTCTTTCCTGCTGTACTAATCGAATAGAGTTCAAAAAATCCCCCAAATTGCACATTGCATTGACAAGAACATACAATTTGTAAAGCATGGATGGTTTTATTGTCCGGGCGAACAATGAAGTAAGTTCATCAAGCCTTTTCACGTCCTCAACCCACCTGACACCACCTTTCCCGGTCACGGGAATCAATCTATCTTCACCAAGTACGGCAATGGCGACAACCTTTGCGCATCTTATTGAATGTTTACGGGCAAGCCCCCTCGCACGCTTCATTGAATCATCAGACTTCATTTCAGCTTCATCAATGGTCATTTCTATTGTTTCGGCGGAAATGCGGTCAAGTGTTGCAAGTGTTAATTCTTCAATCTTGAATGACCGCTTGACCTCACGGGGCTTATACTTCTTGATAAGACCAAAGAAGCGTTTTTCAACGTCAAATTCAACATCCTTGACCTCAAAAGACACCCCCTTGTTTATCAATGTGTTTAATTCCGCCCTTTCCTGTTCAAGTGTTTTCTTTTCTTCTGCCATAAGTCATTATAAAATTAAAGCCCCCAAAGTTTAATACTCCGGGGGCTTCGGGTTTGCGTTACACCCCGATTTCGGGTTATTCAATTTTTTTTGGGAACACCTCGCAAGGCTTTTCCCGCTGTAACTGCCATTGGGGTTACTGTGAAATCAACAAGGAAAATACCCTTTGCAGACATATCCGCGTTAATAACCGCTTCAATATCACCATTGGGAATTTCAAAGTCAAGTCCTTTTTCTGTTTCAACGAATATTGCCTTATTTGCGACAACCTCGTTTCCGTCATAACCCCACGCACCGGATTCAAGTTTTTCTCCGCCAACGTATGCCACAAGGTCGTCCACGTTTGCATCCATCATTGAGAACGTCAATTTAGGGATTTTGCGGGATTTCTTGCGGACTTCCGGTGCTGCCATACCCTCTTCGTAGTGTTCTGTCACTTCCGCCGATTCCTGTGCAATTTTACAAGTGTCTTTGTAGGTCTTGCCAATCTTCGACAAGTCAACGGGCATTGTACCATCCGGCGCGGCTGTTCCAACCTTGATTTGGCACAAACCAAGTGTGATTAAAGATGTTCTTTGTGCTGCCATAACTTAATCAATTTGAATATTCCAATCAATACGAATGTTGATAAAATGTTGTTTTGTGTTCGGCTCATACATGATTGTCATATTGCCGGGCGTTATTGTCAACCCATCCAAATTCGCTTTTCTCACTATCGCCAAGACTTCATTTGCCAAGGCTTTCAGACGTGTGCGATTTGCCGAAAGCTGCATTTGCCCGTTGATTTTCTTGCTTGTGTCTGCTGTGTAAATGTTGATGTTTGAAGTACCGATTTGTGGCAAACAATCTTGCGCCAAATCAATAGTATTCACAACAATATCTTCATCGGTTGAATTTTCGGGTCTATCATCCCCGGTATAACAACCGCCCTTAATTGAAGTTTTACCATCAAGCAAGGCAAACAAGATTCCATCGGTGTCAAATATGGTTTTCATTATTCCGCTGCACGTTTGATGTTAGTAATTAGTTTTTCCAACATTCGGGGCAATTCCCTTTCTGCAAGATGTTCCGCACTTGATAGCACGTTATATCCGCGGGCTTCTACATACGCGGCATAATTCATTCCGGCAACAACGACAAGCGCAACGCCCTTGGTTTCTTTGCCGACCTTTTCGGCAATAGATTGACCGGATTTTATGCCCCTTGCCGCCGCATCGCTTTCCGCCCCGCTTGCTGCATCAAATTGGGAATGTATTGCCACGCCATCAACAAAGACTTCATAACCTGTTGACGAAAGCAATGCCCCCGTCTGCATTGTATATCCCTTGTTGTTACGCGCTTCAATAAGGCACATTTCACCAAGCCTTTGCAATCTTGCAATTTGCTTTCGTTCGATTTCGTCAAGAAAGGCATCAAAACGCCTTTTGACATCATCTTTTGTAAAATTAGCCTTTATACCCATAATCTTGAATGAAGTTGTGCGGGGTCAAAATTCAAGCAAATTCCGGAAATGCGTATATCCGTGCATTCTTGGTCGTTTGCAACAATCACTTTTGTTCCCCGGCTTACAACCGGGCAATTTTTAGGGCATTGAATAACGGATGTTGCCTTTTGGTATTCACCCCCGGCAACTTGATATTCCGTGCCTTTTCCATCTGTTTCCTCGCGGCACATGGAAATGAATTTGCGCGACACTTTACATTCCGTCCAATTGCCTTGTTCATCCTGTACGGATTCCCCGGCTTCTTCAATGAATAGATAATGCGGATATTGCTTCACTCTCATAATCACCAAATATTTGAACGGTTACGAATTTTCGGACGGGCGACCAACACATTTTCTTTGCCCAATTCATTGCATAATGCGTTATAAAACAACTTGACGGCATCCATGTTCCATGAAATGGAATATCCACCCTCGGAAACATTTTGCGTCATTCCTTTCAATACGACCGACATACGATTGTACACCGACATATCACAAGCCGTTATATCAACAACGCCATCCGCTTCAAGACCACCTTTCAGTAAGATAATATCAATATCATCTTCCGAAATATTAAGTCCGTTTAATGATTTGGTCAAATACTCTTTGTTTGTCATATACATCTTTGCAAAAAGACCTTGGGGCGCAATTATGCACCCCGTGGTCAATGTTAGTTTTTATTCCAAGAAGTTGCGTTGGTCTGCATCAGGACACTTCTTCCGGCAAGATTCCAAGCCGGGAAAAGGTTTGCAATACCCTCGGTAACTTCCTGAACGGGTGATTCATTTGAATACTTCTTGACCAAAGTATGTCCGTGCATAACCTTTTCGGCAACGCTTCCGGGCATCTTCTTTGCATCAATAGGTTTCTTCCAATAGGTGTTTCCAAGAACCTTGCTTTCAGAGAAAAGAATAACATCATCTTCAAACGGATTTGAAGTGGTGCGTGAACCATCGGCAAGTTCAATCGTAATTTCTTGGTCAATTACAATAATCTGCAAGCCACGGAACAACTCTTTCTTTTTGGCAAGATATGCGTTCACGGTTGCCAAATCCGGCGCGTCCTGTGTACCTGTTGCATTCTGAATAAATGAAGAACACTTCTTCCAAACTTCTTCTTGTGAAGCGAATTTTTCAAAGGTGTCAACATTCATAAATGCAAATTTGTACGTTGCGCCAAACAGCTTCTTACCCAATTTCAATGCGGCTGGAATATCCTTGGTCAAAGGTTTTCCCGCTGTACCATCAGTGTAAGAAGTGGTAACACCAATCTTCTGTTCTGACGGAATCAGGTAATCAACATCGTATTCGGTAACAACCGCGGCGTTGTTGGAATTGGTGAATTTGACCTTTCCAAGCGAAATTTCACGCAATGCAATCCATTCCGCACGGGCTGCAACGCCATCCCAACAAAACTTGGTATCTTCCGCCCAAAACTCCACAAGGGCTTTCAAGTCGGGGTTGTTGCTCGACATTGCAACCATTATGTCGTATTCGGTCAATTCATCTTCGTTTTTCTCTCTCGAAATGGTGATTTTTGGTATATCACCCTGAATCCTTGAAATTGCTTCACGGGTCTTTCTTGGAATTGTCGCACCCCTTGACACAAGGTCGGCGGCAATCTTCAAGCCCGATTGCGCTTCAAGCATTTTCCACGTCAAGAAATTTGTTTCTTTGAGTGGGAAAAGGGTTGGATAATAGTAATCTTTCAGGTCGTAAGTGCGAATTACGGCTTCCATATCCTTTTCATTCAACCCAACCATCAATGATTTCTGCATATTGGTTTACTTTTAGGGGTTATACATAAGCGATTGTTTTCAATGCCTGTTTAATGGCATCGTTGACAATTGGTGCATTTGCAGCATTTACGACACCGATAACCCAAGCATCTGTGAACAAGTTTTCGCCGTTCTCAACATCATAGTTTGACCCGGCAATGGCGACCGGGGTAACTTTCAATGTCTTGTTTGCTCCACTTGATTCAAATGCACAAGTTCCGGCTTCCACTACTGCACCAAGGGTTGTTCCAACGGTTATGACATCTTTTGCGGCATCGGATTTGTCAATGGCTGTAATTGTCTGACCATTACAAGCATCAGTCGCAAACCTGTCACCAACCTTGAAATGGTGTCCTTTTGCCACTTCATAAGTTGTTGCACTTCCGTTCGCTTCTGTAATGACCTGTGCGGTCTTACAAACGACATACAAACCATTTGAACCTTTGCCAAGGGGCGTTCCCTCAAACAACGCCGAACCGCCCAAATTTGCAACCTGTACGGTCACACCGCCGGGAATGTCCGCAACGCGGTGAAGAATACACTTCACAACGCGATTGTCCTTTTTGCGTTTAATCGTCAATGACATTGTTTTTTGCTTTTAGGGTTCAACTTAAATTTCTTTTCCCGTAAACGTGTTGTTTTCGGGTTTTTGGCTTGCCACAAATTCAGCAACACCCTTTGAAACGCCACTTTCTTCTTTTTGGGAGAAAAGCGGTGTACCGCCGGAATTGTTCAATGCGGCATTTGCCATGTTTTGATTTGCTGTGGCAATGTCTGTGACCTTTTCGTTCAAGTATTCATTAAATTCATCGTCCGTGTTGAATTTCATACGGGCAAAATCTTTAAGGGTTTGTGCCTTAAATGTTTCATCCTTACATTCATTCAACTTCTCGGTCAATGCTTGAAGCCTTGATTTTGCAATGTTATCAGCTTCATAGCCGGATAACTTTTCTTGAAACGGCTTGACCGCTTCCGCAACGGCTGCTTTCACGATTTCGGAAATATTATTCGGGTCGGGTTTAGGGTCGCCGGGTTCGCCCTTTTTACCCTTATCCACGAAATCATACTTCTTCTTCAAGTTCGCTTCAAAGGTTTTGTTGCTTTCGGACACTTCCTTGTCCACATCGGCGCGAAACTCCTTGACGTATTCATCCACTTGCGCATCGGTGAGTTTATCCACAAGGGCTTTCGCTTCATCATCGTTGGTCGCCTGTAACGCAAATGTGCGTGCCAAGTGATTCAAAACGTCTTTTCGCACGCCTGAAAACTTTGCAATCAGTAATGCCAAAATCTTTTCTTTCATTCGATAAATGTTTTATGTGTTACAAATCAACGACAAAGATATTGTGTTTTATAGTGATACACATTGATATATCGGCGAACTTATGCTTTACTTATCCACATTTTTGCAATGCAATTGCATTTTTTTACCCAAAAATAGTTGTTATATTAAATAAAACATCTATATTTGCAGTGTGTTACTATAACACACGACAATTTTGTATAACATTTAATTTCGCAACAATATGAAAGCATTTATTACAAAGAATGACGACTTTAAGACAGTGGGATTTCAGGTGGAAAGCAACAACGGAACAAAATTATTCACTTGGGGTATTGACCACACTTCACCGTTTAACTTCACGAAAGAAGTTCCGACCGAACCAATTCTTGAAACAATCTTTTTGCTTCAAAAATATGATGCAAAATTGAATGCCTACAACCGCTTTGTTCAAGATTGGTTTGAAATTGCAAAACAGAACGGGAATGTCAAGGTTGATGGCGGCGTAAATTTCAAAGAAATAGAAGAACGCATTACAAGCATCAACGCAACAATCGAAACTCTTATCAACAAAATTAAGTAAATAACCGGGGGCATAAGCCCCCATAAACCTTTCGCAATAATGACACAAGAAAACTTTAATTTAATTGATGCAATCAATTGTTCAGGAATAGACAATTCTGTTTGGGGGTGCTTATCAGAAATTGAAAGCACAAAACAGCATTTTGGGACAATTGATGATATTGCAATTGAAAGAATGTTCATCTATGTTTACCGGGATGAAAACAATGAATCTTTCATACCTAAAACAACCCCATCTTTGACCCTGAAATTAGAAGAAGAATGGGGGTCGGGGTCAATTGATATTTATTACATCTAACAATCCGGGGCGGTATTCCCGCCCCATAACACTTTCGCAACTATGTTAATCAAAGAAATTAAACAAGCCCTTATGGGCAAGACTATTTCACATTATGACGGATGGAATGGTTCGCATGATTATTTTAAGATAGGTCACATCCAAAATGACGGGTCGTGTGTTCGGGTTTTCTCTGAAAAGGGCAAGGGATGGGGCGTTTTTATTCCCAAGAATATCATTCCGACTTTGCTTCAACATGGCGGTTATACAAAGCGCAATGAAGTGGAACGGTGTTCTTATGAAGAAAATTGGTCGTTATTATAGATTTGACATGAAATGATACAATAAAAATTTACGATATGGAAACAATAAACATAAAAGACTTGAATAGAATCAAAATGTCAGTAAATCCGCCTAAAAGCGTTGTTGAATCAGATTATTGTGTAATTCATAATGGAATGGTGAAACAATATGTCGGTATCGGATGGATTGAAGTTGCCCCGGCAACCCCAAAAGATTATGAAACAATCCCGCAAGTTGTTGAATAGTTTGTTGTATTAAATAAAATAGTTACTTTTGTATGGAAAAGACAAGCATTGAAGCCATCGCAAAGAAATACGATTTGGCGGTGGATTTCGTGAAGTCACTTCACGACAAGATTATTGACAAAGAAAATTTTGCCCGTGCCGTCAAGATGTTCAATGACGGTTTATTGCCGTATGATATGGCAACCGGGAATGAACCTATCAACGTGGCGGAATATCGGTCAAAGGTTGCCCGCAATATGTGGAATCGGCGAAAGCTGCAAGCGGAACAATTCAAAGCGACAATGGAACATCAAAAAAGAATCTTTGAATATTATTCAGAATGTCGCCGTCTTACATTCCGGCACAAGCAAAATAAAGCCGTTTTGGATGTTGTTTTCATCAAGGATGGTCAATTGGTCGCCTTTGGTCATTACAAGCCAACACAAGGCGGAATTTATGCGGCAAACAATGAAGTAATGCCGGACTTCCATTGGCAACCACATGAAGCGTTGGCAAGGTTGCGCAAACTGAACAAGGCGTTTTATCGGCAAGTAAAAAAGGCGGCATTTAATTCGCCGCGTGAATGGTTTGATTTTAGTGCAAAATAATATGGAACACAAAGAAAATATTGACGTGAAAAGGGTGGAACAATTCACAAATGATTTTGCAAACAACCTTGCAAATGCGTTTGCCGAATTTGGGAAAGCAAGTGAAGAAGCTGCCAAGTGTTGTTCATCTGCCATTCGTACCGTTACCGCATCGGCTGTTGTCAGTGAACTTGAACGTCTTGTTTGCAAATACGAAAAAGCATCTTTCATTACAAGGTGGTATTGGAAAAGGCGTATAAAAAAACTCAACTTGGCTATTGATGAACTTGAAACAATATTAAATGAGCAATGAACGGCAATACAATATATCACGTATGTTTTGGCGATAATAACAACCATTATTTCGGTTCTATTACTGCCATATTTGACATATTTACCCCGGCTGAATTAGGTGTGTCAAAGTCCCGGTTGTGGGCATACGGAATTACAGAATCTAAACCATATCGAAACAATAAGTGCATCATTTACCGGGGTATGATTCACCGAAAAAAAACAAATCGCAACAATGGGAAACAAAGAATTTGACTTCAAGTGCTGTTGGACGTGTGTTTGTTGTGTTCTTGATATTGGCATAAACAAGTATGTATGTAGCCGCACAAACAAACCTTTGGCGGACAAAAGCCAACGCGGTTTGATATGCAAGCCAACAGAATGTGAAACATGGAAACGATAAATTGAAAGTATATGAGCAAAACAAAGTTTTACAAAAGAAACGAAACGGACACCATTTTTTGGGTTGAAACTGACCGGGTGGGTGAACACTTGTTTACTTTCGACAAAAAGCGAATATTCAACCTTTTTGCGGAATATCCTTGGAAACTATCAGCCAAGGAAAAAGAAATATTTGACAGAGAAAACCCCGAATGGGCAAATTTCTTCAAAGACCGGAAATGACAAAGGCGGGAAACATCCCGCCTTTTGTTTTATTTGATTGTTCCGCTTGTTCCTTTGTTTTGTTCCGATTCCGCCGTATTGATATAACCAACCATTTTGCGAAATCCTGAATCCTTTTGCAGAACTTCAATATCAATCAATAACCCATAATCTTTGCCCCTTGCACTAAAACGCCAACCGAATGTCTTGCCATCAAGCGGTTTCCATCCATTTGAATATGCGCTTTGCAACTCCAAGTATTCATATTTGCCTTTTGAAACTTGGCGAACAATTGCCGCGTGCCGTCCAATAGCAAGATAGTATTGTTTGCCGATTTCCGTTTGTTTCATCATTTGTATGCCCGTTGCCCATGCTGAATATCCGCCCAATTTGTCGCATATTTGCATAAGATTTGACATCTTACAAAAATAATTAAGGCTTTTGCCACCTCGGAAATCCAAGACATCCATTCCGCCTTTGTTTGCAGCCCATGCAAATGCAAGCGATGCACAAGAACCCGTTGTTCGGTCGCCACCACCAACCCTTGCGATAATGTCACTTTCTGTTGGCTGTTTTTCGTGCATCTTAACTTCACGGTATTCAACCCCGGCTTTTTCGATATTGGCAAACACATCATCAAGTTTTGTCGGTTCTGCTTTCGGTGTACCTTTTGCATCCTGTATTTTATCCAACAAATCTTGCAATGCTTTTTTGTATGATGCTTTTGACATTATCCATTCCCGTTTATCCCCTTTGATTGCGGTGATATTAGCCAACATATCCGCCGTGTCAATCTTGTATTTTTGGGCTTCATTGATAGCGTTGTTTGCATCAGAAATGAAATTCTTATATTCTTTTTCCGCATTCATACACCTTGTTTCCAATTCCGCCATTTGTTTCAAGATATTATTCACATCCGGGTTCTTCATTGCTTCATCAAGAATGTAGGTATTAAGCCCCCATTCACGACATTTGGCGCGAATCTCCGAATCTGACTGTTCCAAATCACGGACTTTTGTTTGTATAATCGCAAGCCTTGATTGAATATGGGCAATATCCCTTTCCTGAACATACTTGTCAAGCATTGAAAGTTGCAAAGACAACCCCCATTTCAAGCAATCTTGACGCATCAATGCGATTTGCGGTTTCAGTGCATCAAGCTGTTGTTGTATCGGGTCAATCTTTGGTTTTTCAGGCAATGCAATATTCAACCCCTTGGACAATTGCCCGTCCTTGAAGTTGTCTTTGATAAAATAAGGCGTTGAAGCCCAATTTGCTTGTGCTTCCACATGGTCTTTAACCCATTGTTTGAAACCATCAGGGACATCAACAACAATATTCTTGGCTTGCATTTTCTTGTATGTCGTACCATGCAAAGCCGCTTTCAGGTCGCCCAATTCGTTTTCATCAAAGGTTTCTTCATCCATCAGAATAGGAACGGCGTAACACATACATTGCGGATGCCATCCTTTGAATTTGAATGTTTTGGGGTATCTTCCAACCAACTTTTCACACAAATCACAATCACACAACGGTTCATGGTTGGAACGGCGTATTTCAAAACCAACAACAAAATCAAGACTTTGCCAACGCTGCCAATCGCTTTCCCGGTATGCCATGTTTATTTCGGAACGTGTCAACCGCTGTGCATTCCTGACACTTGAACGGTACACACCACGTCCGGGATGAAAAGCCCTTGCAGCCTTTGACAACACAAGATTGCCACGTTTATCACGTACACGCCGGAATAATCGGTTGGGTTCGTTCAAATTTTGTTTCACATCACGTGCCAATTGTTGTGCGCTTCTTCCATCGCCCAAGCCTACATCAAGGGCGGATTCAAGTTGTTCTTTGTATTGTCCAACATATTTCCACACCCTTTGTGATAGATTCATTCCGTCAATCTTTCTTTTCTGAAATGCTTGCAAGGCTTCCAAGTTCCGGTCTTGCATTTTCTTCAATCGGGACTTGCTTAACTTTGACGTGTCCATGATTGATGAAATGAAACCGTCATTCTTATCACACGCGAACAACCATTGTTTTTTTGACCCGGTTTCAATAGTGGTTATCATACGGCTTGCAAGCTGCTTTGTAACTTCTTGCATAACTGCCTTAACACTTGGGTAATCATCAAAAGAAAAAGGCTTGTCAGGGTCATATTTACCCTTTGCCGCCGCGGTTGATATTTCCTTTGTTGCCCGGTCAAATAAAGCATCAATGGCACGTGCGTAAGATTCTGTTTGCCTGTAATGTTCCAAATCGTATGATTGTACGGAAAAACGGGTCGTTTTTTGTCGTTTTGCCATACTTACAAGGTTTTAATAAGTTCTTCTTTTGTTGCATAACATCGTTCATGTACCTGTGTGAACTTTTTTGCCCATGAGTTCTTGAACCGACATTCTACCAACGTATATTTCACACCCAAACCAATTGTCAGTTCGTCCGTGAAGCATTGAATTTTTCCAACGTCATTTTCATGTAGTCTTTCATTACCGAAAAAACAGTCAATCGCAATCGCAATCACTTCACATTCTGCAACCGCATTGTCTTTCATCAACCAAACATGGTCGCCGATTGAAAACGTCTTTATTTCCATGTTTATGCAATTATAGGTTCACCGACCATAAATGAATTTTCATTCGCCGTTTGGTCTTTGATTTTTTGCATGGTTGCTTCTACATTCTTGGATATGCCTGCACCCTCAACGGATTCTTCTTGTGAAATAACGGGTTTATTGCCATTCGCCGTCAACCAATAGTTCAATTCTTCAAGTTCATCAACAAGCATATACGGCACAAGTTCCGGTTCAACAATGATGTTTTCACAATCCTTTTCCAATGTTGTGTTTATCTGCCCGATATAAGCCAAGATAACATTTACACGGCGTTGCAAATAATCATCGAAAATTTCCCCCTTATCCTGTACTTTCAAGTGTGCATCCATAAAAAGAAGTTTCAGGGCAACGCCGCTTATTGCTCCAAGCCCTTTGACTGCATCAAATGAAATGTCGGGTGTCTGCGATATGGTATAAATCAATTTCAAAAGGGTTTCAATCTCCAATTTGACGGATTCCGGCGCATTCTGCCATGACACGTATTGCATTGTCGCACCTTCTTCACCCTCGATAACCGCGCCGGATTCACCTTTCTTTGACCAACCGTTGATTTGTCCGGTTGTGAATATCTTCGGTGAAGCATGATAATCGTTGGTGTCTGCAAAGTTTGACAAAAGGTGTTCTAAACGGTCAATCAGCTTGTCCACATCTTCCGTTTCAAAATACGGTTGGTGTCCATAAATGACCGGAATTTTACCGATTGCAATCGGTTTGGGATAACCGGGGGCGGCTTCATACCCATTTGCCCCGTTCATCCAAAGCCAATGTTCCTTATCTGTAAATGTTTCAAAGTAATCAACGGCATTTCCGTTGTCGTCTTTTCTACTGAATGCACGTGAAAAGGCAACCATATCACCCGTTTCATCAAAATACGGGTAAAGCGTATCACCATATTCAGGCGAAAACAATGCACAACGCAATTTGTGTTGCGCCGGAAAGCCATATTTTGAATGTGGTTTGTTTACGGGTACGGTGTACCAATATTCTGCACACTCTTTGAATCCGAAAATGGCACGTGCAATCTTTCGGTTCATTGACTTACTCTTTACATCCACCAAAATACGGTTCAAAGCATATAACACGGCTTGTTCATTATCGTTTTGGGGCGTTGCATTATATTTTGGGGGATTGCCAAAACAAAACGACACGGCACGTTTGATTATCAGCTTTTGCAAGGCAATCGCAACCCTTGCCACCTTTTCCGTCCTGAAATTTACCGCTTCACCATCGGTCGTGATAACCTTTTGCGCGGAATCCGCGTCATTATCTGCATCAACTTTCACCCGTTTGTCCGGTCGTTTTATAGGGTCATTGACATCATGCAACTTGGGGTTCAATGCTTTTTTTGCTTCCTCAACATCAGGTTGCGGGATAAAACGGCTTGACTTCAATTCCGAAATCACATCATTTGCCGTTGCTTTTTTGAAAATTTCTTCAATCGTCATATCATTTATGTTTTATAGTAATACACTTAATAACCAAAAAGACTTGCCACGTCCGATTTCTTGTGGTTTTTACGCTTTTCAATTGTACCCGTCAAAGCATCCGGCGCATCATCGTGTTCATTTTGTCCGGCTTTCAAATAACCGCAAATCGCCTTTGCAAATTCAGGGAATAAATGTTTCCAACCTTGCGGCATGAATGTAAGGTTTTGAACCATTGCCGAATGTTCGTAAATACGCGTTTCCTTATTTTCCTTTTGATGGAATGAAGTAAACTTCGTTTTGCCGTTGCCCATCAATCGGCATTGCTTTTCCACGTTGTTCTTAAACAGACGACCACCGTTGTTTGCTTCAATAATACATTCGGCGACACCGTGTTTACAAAGCATTTTGGCAAGGGCGGGTTCTGTGTATTCCACGGGGCGTTGCGTGTATAACACATCAACAACATAGTTTCCAATATCCGTTTCATCATAAACAATTGCACACAAATAGTCCGCACCTGTATCGGCGGTGTCCACGTAACATTTGCGCTTGACATACTTTGTCGCCGGGCGAATAAGATATTCAACAAATCCGCTTTCATACATAAGTCCGGTACGCGGTTGCGGGTCTTGTTGATACAATGATTCAAACACTTGCGGATTTCGTTTGCGAATGGCTTGCAGCTTTGCAAGATTATGTCTTTCGCTCCATAAGGCTTCACCCTCGTTTCGCGGGTCGTATTCAGTTGGTTTGCCCTCTTTGATTGCCTTATATACAACGACAACCCACCCGTCCGGGTTTTCCTTTTCATCATACACACCTTGTTGCCGCAATAATGTTCCCGCCAAATCATCTTCATGCCATCTTGTGAACACAATCAATTGTTGCGAATCATTGTGCAATCGGGTTTCCGCCACGGTATCATACCAATCTGAAACGGATTCACGAACAATCGGCGACCATGCCGTTTTCGCATCCTTGTAAATATCATCCATTATCAGAATATCCACGGGTTCACCCGTCAAAGCACCGCCAACACCGACCGTCTTAAAACCACCACGACATCCCACAATTTCGCATTCATCGGCATTTCTTAACCAAGACCCGGCAACGGTCGTCACATTGCTTGCATTCAGGTTGGTTTCCGGGAATATTGCATGATATTCAGGGGTGTCAATTATACGTTGGATTTCACGGTTGAATTTTCTTGCTTTCGGGGCATTGTATGATACAATCGCCAATTTCTTGTCCGGGTCACGTCCAAGAAGAAACGCGGGCAATCGCCTTGTTGAACCCTCGGATTTTCCATGCTGCGGGGGCATAAAGACCATAAGTTTGCGAATCTTTCCGTTTGCAAAGTCGGTCAATACACGGTAATATCGGCGGTGAAAATCCGCCGGGCGGAATGTTGACATGGTGGAAAGGGTAAAGCGCAACAAATCGGAACGACTTTCACGAATAAGCCGTTCTTGTAAAGCCTTGCAATATTTTATCTTGTCCGCCCGTGTCGCCATTATTCCAATTTCCTTTGCAATTCGGCAATTTCATTGTCCAATTCTTCATCCGTCTTGGATGCAAACAAATCTTTACCGTCTTTGCCCGTCACTTCGGTTGTTTGCCTGTTTCTCCAATGTTCCGGGTCGCCATTTGTCAATGTGAATATGATTGCCGCCGTATCTGCCTGAATATGCTTCTTTGTAGTTGTTTGTTCCTTGATTATCGGTTTCGGCTTGCCTTGCGCATCCTTTTCCCGTCCCGGAACTGTAACAACCTTTGTTTCGGTCACTTCATACCCTTGTATTTTCTTCATCAATGATTTCTTGGCTTCAATGACCATCATTTGCATTCGTTCATCCTTTGCCTGTTCGACTGCTTCGGCAAATTCGGGATAATCATTTATCCATGCGTGATATGTTTTTGGTGTTATTCCTACTTGGCGGCAAATTTCGGCAATGGTGTATGTGTCAGACTTTACAAGCCCAACAATCTTATCCACCGTTTTTTTACTGAACTTTGCCATGCTTAATTCTCTTTTTTAGGTAAATTTTGTCACTTTTGTAACTTATTCTTTCAACTCACACTTAAACCCCCTGTCTTGTAACTCGCTGAATAACAACGACAACTTTGTTACGTCACCACATTCAACAACCAAACGTGTGCTTATTACCTTTTTGCCGCTTTCATCTTGGTTTTCATCGTCTTGTTCTGAATCTTCAAGGGAAATTCCCCAATCTTGGGGGTCAAAGTCAAATTTGTTTGCTTCTTGCATTATCAAATCCGTATCAAATTCAAGATTCTCTTTGCTTGTCGCATTGTCTGCAAGTGCAAGTTCCCGTCCTTTGGCGGAATCCAAATCAATATCCTTGCGCTTTACGGCAACAAGCGAATTGCCATCGGTTTCAACAATAATCACATTGTCAAATCCTATGTCGGCGGCTTTTTCCGCCGTCTTGTTTCCGGCAATAATACGGTTGTTCTTATCAATCAGGATTGACCGACCAAGACCGAACTTGCGCAATGATTCATCCATAAGATGGTCGCCATATTGTGTTCCCTTGTTGAAATTCTTATCATCCGGAATAAGATTTTCAATACTTGTTTCAATAATCTTTGGCATAACATCAGAAAATTACATAATGAATCAACCATGCAAAGGGCATCGCACAAGCTACACCCAACGCGGTAAATAACGCATCCATGACTTCAACCGTTCCATGTCCTTTGGAATCCCACCACTCTTTCAATATCCCGGCAAGACTTCCGGCAATAAATCCGATAAGAAAACCAAGCAAAGAACCGATAACAAGTGAAATAAAGAATCCAACAATGAAATGTTTTCGTTTGTCGGGCTGTTTGGCGGCTTCTGCAAGGCTTTTCCATGCTTCAATAATACTTTCCTTTGCTTGGGAAAGAAAAGCCAAAATTCGGGCTTTTATCGGGGCTTTTTCAAATACAGATTCCCCGGCAACAAAAACGGGTGGTTGTGTCTTACCTGACAAAACGCCCAAATACACTTTGCCCGTGAATAAAATTTTCAACCTTTCAATCAATGTTGCTTTCCATACTGACACACATTGATTGCCATCACACCAAACGTGCAATGAAGAACATTCGCTATCCGTCATTGTTGACGGTTTTTGCAATACCTTTGTGGATTGCGGAAAATCAATTGGTTTCATGTGCTTTTGAATTTAATTTGCAATGCAATTGCAAAATTAAAGGGTGTATCACTATGACACACCCTTTTGCAAAAAAAGTTAAGCATAAGTTATCAACCTTTGACCCGAATAGGCAAATTCGCAAACACCCATGCAAGCAACGCGGCATCACGTGCATCTTGGTTTGTCCGTCCGCCCATCAACCCGGTAAAGGCAACCAATTCTTCATGCGTAATCTTTCCGTCACGCCCTTTCCAACACTTGACCAATGGGGCGTGTTCCAACACCTTGATTCCATAATGACGGCACATTTCAACAATCTTGCGCCCGGTTTCGTGATTCGCCCCGACATCCTTTGCAATCTTTTCCGCCCGGTGTCCTTGCGCATCATGGAAATTACTTTTTTTCACCATCCACCCGGCTTCAACAACTACAATCAAGGATTCTTTTGTTTCATCATGTACGCCCTTGACGTGCTGTAAATAATCAAGCAACAAAGGGAATGTCAAGTTTGTAACTTCCAATTGTCTTGTTTTTGGCTTCAAGAATGCCACGCCGGACTTATCCTTGTCCGGGTCAATGGCTATGATATTATCATATTTCATCAGGTCAACGCATTAAAATGGCAAATCATCATCCGGGTTGGGGGCTACACTTGTGGTTGCGGCATCCTGCCTTGTTGATTCCTGCTTTCCACCGCACAAATTCACTTCGTTAGCATACATATTCAAGGCGCATTGCGGTTGGTTCTGCTTGTCTGTATATGCCTTTGGTACAAGGCGACCACGCAAAAACACCTTGCAACCCCGTTTCAGGTATTGGAACAAGCCGCCACCGTCACCATACCAAAGGACGGACACCCAAACGGTGTTTTCGCTTCCATCCTTTTTCTTTTCTGAATGTGCAACATTCATTGAAACATACTTCTTTCCGCTAAACTCTTTAATTTCGGCATCATTTCCAAGATTGCCAATAACTTCTAATTGTAACATGATGTTATAAATTTTGTTTTATGTAATTTGCCCAATCGGGCGTTATAATATCCATTACATCCTTATCCGGATTTTTACTTTTCCACAATCTGCATTCCCGCAACATTTCTTGTGCGACATCCCCCGGCGTTTTATACCGTTTTCCGTCAATTAAGGCTTCACAATCCGGTATTGGTTCGATATTGGGGAATAATTCAAGTGCAATGCAATTGCATTCCATTTGCTTTTCAATATTTCTTGTTATGCTTGAACGGGCAGTTTTCATTATACTTCATTTTGGCGGTTATATGCCATTCTAAATCTACATTCAAACTATCAGCCCATTTCTTGACATATTCAATACCAAATAAAACCCTTTTTTCAATTCCTATCACATCACGCGACAATCCTTTACATAATGCAAAGGCGTTTTCAGTGAATGTAAATTTGTCAAAAGCCCGGTGATAACGGCACGGATTCATCTTGTCAAAATCAATACCCAAAGCCCCGGCAAGGTCAAAAAGGCGAATCGCAATATCCGCAAATTCATCCTCTGTGGTGTTTTTAACGTATGATTCAAAAACATCATTATAACTTTCGCCTTTCTTCATGTCGTCTTTTATAATCAAGTCAACATCAAACCCAGCTTTGTCATTCTTCCGGTCAGCTTCCACCAATTCAGAAATTTCAGTTATCACAAGCATCAAGCAATGTTCGTTGCTCAACCTCTTTTCCCACCAACCGTGATTTATTGCGTTGGTGTGAATCTTTTTTGTTAATTCATTGTAATTCATCTTTTATTGTTTTTATGTTATACAATACCCGGTTAATCAGTTAATTCAAAATCAATCGTCCGGATTCTGTTTGCCAAGACCCGAATGCAAAGTTCAATTTGTCGCCTTTCGTCTTTTAGAATGAAACCTTGTGGCAAATACGCATCCAATAAGGTTGCAAGTGACACCATGTGCGGATTTGTTATTGACGTGCTTTGCCCCATCTTGGCGGCAATAACCTTGTCCATGTCAGCATTGTGTCTTTTGAGAAAATCAACCATCAAGACACCACACCAAGCATCGGTTCGCATATCAGAATAAGGCATATCGGGATATTCATTTTTTATCGCTCCATTGACCTGAAACCATAACAATTGAAAATCTCTTGAACATTCATCAATGAACTTCATTGCCTGTGTTTCTACGTTATTGATATGTTTCAAATCCAAGTCCTTTCGTAAATCATCAATATACCTTTGGCGTAAATCTTTGATTGAACGCCCTAATTTCTTGACTTCCTGAATGCGGTGGTCGGCGCAATACTTCATCACTTTTTCGGCATACCACCATGCAATCCGGGATATAATCAACGGAACAAAGGCAATCATCATGTTTTCTTGCCATGTAAACGTGTCAAGCATCTTTTGGGTGTCATTCCGCATTTGTTGTCTAAATCGCGCTTCATCAAGGGATGTTGGCGGTAAAAAACCGTTTTTCTTGATTGTTTCAAACATCCGCTTTTCGGCTTCTTCCAAAGCGTTTAACGAAATACCGCTTTCCATAGCCATGCGCATCAATGTTGCATCATGGATTTTTTCTTTCGGCTTTTTATCCTGAATTACGGGTTGGGGCTTGGTCGCGGTCGCCGGATATACACCCGCGGTCACTAAACTTTCACCCTTGGAAAAATTCAATATTTCGGGCTGCTCAACATCAGTAACGAAATATTTGCACTTTGATTCCTGTACGGCATCAAACGTCCGTTGGTTTATCTCAACATCACCAAGTTGTTGCCCCTCAATTTGCCTTTGTACCGCACATCTGTATTGGGGCATTTTCCCGGTCTTTTGATTATAACATACCGCCTTTTTGCATTTCTGACAATTGCGTTCTTGCCATACATAAAGGGCGTATGCGCTTTTGAAACATTGTTGCGTTGTCGTTTTCATAACTTCATTCAAAATAATTTTAATTGTGCTTGGCGATACAAAAGCCGTTGTTTTGCTGCATTATAATAACCGGGGTCAAGTTCAATACCCAACATTTCAAACCCCAATTCATGCGCTGCAATACAAATTGAACCCGAACCCAAATGGGTATCAAGTATTCGTTCACCCGGCTTTGCATAATTCATCAATAACCATTCGTAAAGTTTTATCGGCTTTTCCGTTGGATGAATTGTTTTTTGCTTTGCCAATTCACATCGGTTTATTGTTACAACCCTTGTCGGGCAATCAAAGGATGAATATGCAAGTTCGCAATCCGACATTGTTAGTCCGGTTTGTCCTTTGAACCAACATATCCAACCTTTCGTGCCTTTCGTTAAATTCTCAACAAAGTAATTCGCGCCCCAAATGATTTGATTGCGTGACACCCTTTCAAGTTCTCTAAAATACTCAATGGGGGGGGGTAATTTATCCCATCCCTTTTGTTCATGCGCCTTTCGGTTGTGTTTCGGGTTTTTGCATATACATTGCTTTTGCCCATCAACACCGATTCCATAAGGCGGGTCAACAATTGCAAGGTCAAAGAATTTGTCGGGTATTTCCTGCATTACTGCCATACAATCATCATTCACAAGGCTTATTTTGCCAAATGTTTCAATTGTATTCATATTCTTCTTGTTACAATGTCATATACCGCTTTTGTCAAATCAATATCATACATCGCATTATGCAATGAATCATCAGCCACCGACACACCCAAAAATTTTGCAACAGTGGACAATTTGAAATTTTCCATTTCTGCACGTCTATCCATAAGATATGCGGATGCAAGAACCATCACATCAATAGTATTTGACCAAAACCATGAACCAAAATACTTGTCGCCATTCTGTAAGAAGAATCCGCGCAAAAATTGGTTGTCAAATGCCGCATTGTTGTAGCCAACCAAAAAGAACTTATCTTGCTTGTTGAACTTATCAACATACTTCCCAAGCATTGCCACAAATTCGGAATATACTTGTTCCATCGGCGTGTATGCCATCACCTGTTCACGTGTTACCCCGGCAACTTTCAAGGCTTCATCCTCAATTGTCGCTTTGGGATTTGGTCGCACGTGAAAGTCAAAAGATTCTTTCACTTCATTATCAATCACAATTTGACCGGAAATTTGATGGATTCCATTTCTTCCGGGGTTTGTTCCTGTTGTTTCAAGGTCATAAAATAATAATTTCATACTTTTATGTTTTATAGTGATACATTATTGGTCAAATAAACTTCTTTGATGCTTTGCAACCTCAATTGCTTGCACCCGCTTTATTTCATCGTCAATTTCCTTTTCGATTTTCTTTGACTTATCAAGAACAAAAGGACTTCTTGATTTGAAATACTCTTTTTGCAATCGGCGCATTTCCACCACCTTGTCAAAAAATTGCCTTGGATTCATATATGTTCTTTCAATTTATTGACTAACTCATTTGCAAATTCACAAGCATTTTTTGCCATAAGACCATATTTTTGCGTTAACATTTTAGGGTCAATCATGCGAAGCATCGCTTCTTTTGCAATTTCATATTTACGTTGTTCCCAATCAATATCATTCGGGGATGTTATTTCAACTTCTTCAAAGTCCCAAAAATAGTTAAGTTTTTCTTTTTCATGCTCTATTCCTTGACTATCAATGTAACTTACACAATCCAAAGTTGCGTTTCTGCTAACATCACCACAATATGAAATTACATCAACAATTTCACCCGTTTTCCTTATTTTAGCTTTCATTTTGTTTATAAATTTAATTTAGACAACCATTGTTCCCAAATTCTGCTTGCCACTTGCGCCATCATTACAGGTGGAACGGACATTCCGCAAACGTAATGCGGCGATTGACCACCAAAGTTGTAATCTTGCGGAAATGAAGAAATACAACAAACCTCGCTTTTGCTTGTGTACTTTGGTATGTCAAACCGAATCAAGCAATCCTTTCGCGCCGCCAATGTCGGACAAACCTTGTCTAAATAGACATATTGGTTGTTGAACATTGCCTTTTTGCCAAATTCCCTTTCATTTGCGCCGCTTAAATCGCTGTCGCCAAATTGTCGCTTTTCCCAACATTGACGCATCTTTGGTGAATCCACGCCATCACCCAAACCATCGGCAACCTCTTTGAAAGGAATAATTGGTTCGTTGAACTCCAATTTAATTCGTGGTGCTTCCTCAAACAATGACACACGTTCCAAGAATGGTTGGGCAAGGTCTTTCCGTAAGCACACAAAGAAAACACGTTCACGCCTTTGCGGTACACCCATATTTTGAGCATCAAACAACCAATGTTGGCAATAATACCCAGCATCATCAAAACCCTCATATATTCGCCTTACATAATCTTTCGCATCGCCAAGCAATAAGCCTTTCACATTTTCAGCAACAACCGCTTTCGGTTGCAACTTCTTTGCAAGTTCGATGAAGTCAAAAAACAACGTGTCCAAAACTTGTTCTTCCTGACCCTCACGAAAATGTTTCATCTTTCCCCAAGCATCTTCACGGCTTCCGGCAATAGAAAAGGTGGAACAAGGGGGCGAACCGTCTAAAATATCAAGACTAAACAATTCAGGCGGCAAGTCTTTTCTTTCCTTAAATGTCTGTATAGGTTCAAGGAATGGGAATTGCGGATTGTTATTTTGGCAATATGCGTACATCATGCGGTGGTCAATCTCATTGCACCCGATAACGTCAAATCCGGCAAGTTTGTAACCCATAGACGACCCCCCCCACAAGCAAAACACGAAAAGACTTTTCCTTTGTCTTTCGTGAAATGGGCATCTTTTAACGTCCATCGGTAATTGAATTTGTGTGTCATTCGGTTGTTTTATTTAATATATTATTTACTCTTGTTGCTAAATCACGGAATTGCGGATTGTATTTGAAATCATCATTGTATTTTTTCAACAAATGAAGCAAAGAAGAATGGTCACGGTGAACATACTTGGCAATTTTGGTCAGCTTCATTTTATACTGTTTTCTACAATGATAGACAAATATCATCCGCGCAAAAACGCCGTCACGTTTCCGAGATTGCGTGATATATTCATTGAATTTCATCCCGGTTACTTCATATATTGCATTATCAATTTGCATGACAATGGCGTTTATACGTTCATTTTCTTTTTTCTTGGCTTCTTCGTATTCTTTTCTTTTTTCATCAATCATGCTTTCGTGAAGAAAATACAATCCAATACGTTTTGCAACATCATGTTCAATTTTAGCCCCAAGGGAATCAACCCAATTTTCCATCAAATAAATTGCATCGCATTGAAGCAACAATTCAATATCTTTAACCATGTGTTGTTTCCATGTTGCACTTTCCGGCAAGCCTTTTTCCAAGGGATTTACTGTTTCAAACCCGATTTCTTCAAGTAAGGCTTGCGCGGATGCAAACCGTTCTTTCACTTCCTGTAACGGCAACCCCGTTATCTTTCCCGATATGTATATTTTCATTGCTGTAAATTCCTTTGATTGTTATGTAAAAACTTATTTACGAAATAGACTTGCCCTTTCCCGGTCACTTTTGTTGTATTGGAAATAAGCGTATCGCCGTTCGGCTTCTGTATGGTTGTTTTCTTGATTTCAAACAACCCAAGTTCCATTGCTTTTTGGGTCGGTTGGTTATACCGTTCACCGTATGAACACAAGTAACCATTTTCACGTAACCAAACGAAAAGCCGCTTTTCACCTATTTGCACCCCATTTTGGCAAATTATCTTGGCAAGTTCACCGACAAGAACCGACTTATCAGATGTTTCAACGGCTTGCGAAAATAGGACACGCGGCGCATCCGCTTCAATCTTTCTTTGTTGTTCCTCGATTTGTTCAGCTTGTGAAGCTGCAAGGCGCAAGGCTTCCGCAAATGTTTGAGGAACTGCCGGGGTTGTGGGCTTCATAGTCTGAATTACCTTTTCCATAGCATTAAACTGTTCAATGAATGCAATCTTGAATTGCATCGCCTTTGCCCCTGTCAATCCCATTGCAAGCAACGAAAAGCCATCACGGGTCATTAAGAACATCGGTTGTTTTTTGCCTTGTGTGTCACAATACATTGATTCACAAAACCATTTGCGGTGTGCTGAATTTTCAGCCGACCCCAATATGTTTCGTATTGCTTGCATAATGTTTTTATGCTGCTTGCCGAACACCTGTGCAACTTTCAATGAATCCGTCACGGGTGTTCCCTTTTCGGTCTTATAGACCGCATCTTTTTGAATGATAATACTGTTCATTGAATAAAGTTTTTAATTAGTTAAATATCTGCATCATCATCAAAGAAATCTTGGTTTTCATCCAAGAACACTTCCAACGCTTCATCACAATATGAACCCTCACAAAGCGAATCACACAAATGGTCTATTTCTCCATTCTTCCAAGGGCAATAATCGCACAAATCATCACCCAATTGTTTTTTCAATTCTTCATTGCTCATATTTGATTAAATTTTACGTCTGTCTTTACCTTTGATTTCAAAGTAATTACACATTTCAATCAAACGACTTGAAACACGGTCGCCGTATCTATTAGTTAGATTTTCACCGTTTATCTTCATGTTTGAAGTTATCAATGTCAATTCATCCACCTTATCACCACGGTATTCAATAAGTTGCCGCATAACATCAACGCGATTTCCCATATACAAGGATTCTTCTGGTTCATTGCCAAAATCCTGAATACCCAACATCGGCGTATTTTTGTATGGTATCGTTCCGGTTTCAATGAAGTTATCACAAATTGCATCGGCACGCATTATGTTCCACCACAAAGGACGTGTCGTTTTGTAGTCGCTTGGGAATTGCACCCGGAATCCCCATGCGGCGCAATAAGCAAGCATAATTTCAAGACACCAAGATTTACCCGACCCCGTGTTTCCGGCAATATATATTCCTCTTTTCAGGCGACCGGGAACAATTTGCCCGTTTTCCGGATTTATACATTTCATTGACGTGTCACAATGACACCATTTGATGAAATTTTCGTATGTGAATCGGTTTTCATCATCAATAACGAATTTCCGATTTCTACTTTTGCCAATCGCTTCAATTATTTTCATAGCTTCTTCAATATCATAGTTGATATATTGAAACCGGGTAATTCCGGCGAAAAAGCCACGTTCCTGAATTGCGGTCAAGATTCTTTCCACACTTGGCATTGAATCTTTGGCTTTATTATTTTGTTCTTTCACTTCCATTCGTCATTGCATTTTTTGTTAGCACCTGTTTTTCTTTGCGGATGAATATTGTCGCGCTTTGACCATGTTACAATCGCCATGCGCCAATCTTTCATCTTGTTTTTACCGACCATCCAACCTTTACTTTCATAAAAGGCAATGAATGCTTCCGCGTCAATTGAATATCCTTTTTCTTGAATATATGATTGAACTTCTTGCAATGTAGGGGGGCAAAACCGTTTAACGGGTTTTGCTTTTTCCCTTTCTATAATAGATATATCTTTACTTTCCTTTTCTTTACTTTCCTTTTCTTTGGATATATCTTGCATTGCATTTGCATCAATATTGTTTTGCTCTTGCTTTTCCTGTGTTGATTTCCAACGGTTTATCGCTGCAAGTTTTCGTTTTTCGGAAACGGTTTTTCGTTTATTAAGTCGTGCATTTACAGAGTTCGACCAAAACTTTTCGCCATCATTCTTGAATAAGTCAAAGTTTTGCACGATACTTTCAACCATTTTGCAATCAACGTGCAATGCAAATGCAATACTTTTGCATGATTTCAAAGGCAAGATTCCGTCTTGCTCATATAACTGTTCTACAATGCACCAAAAAACACCCAATCCGGCTGCACCATGTTCAATCAATACATCTTGCAATTTGGGGTCATTTCGTGCATTGTAATCATGTTGAAAATAAAATACGTCTTTCATACCCTTACCGTTTTAGTGATTCACCAAGTCCGAATAATGCAAAGTCATACTTGCATGGGTCGTTTTCATCAAAATCACGCAATTTATCCGTTAATTCCTCAACGGTTATACGGTCGTTGCTTTTTCGCGTTATTAAGCCCATTTCGCGCCCCATACGGGCAACATGAACATCAAGTGGTATAAGTAATTGCCGGGGGCTGAAATTTTGCGTCCAAACGCCAAAATCAACGGGGGAATCAGTACGCACCATCCAACGCAAGAACAAATGAAGCCTTTTGCAAGCCGATTGCCCCTTATGTGAAGCATGATTCCCGCCGGACGGGGCAACGTGTTTGTTGTATTCCCCGGAATTTGCTTCAATCATCAACTTTTGCAGACGTTCAACCCATTGCCACACATTGTCAAATTTGATGTTTTCCAAGGTAAAAGCATAATGATAAATATATTTCAGACCACGGCAAATATAAATCAGGTCACGCCCAAAGAACGTGCGGTGAATGTTCATGTCGGGGTCTATTCCCAACCATTTGCAATCAATGACGAACCGGAAAGGACTGTTGCCGATAATAGAAAACATCTTTTCGCAATCGCTTATAATCTGCTTCCGGTTGCCCCATGCGACAATTGCCGTCAAGAATGCGGCAACTTCAATATCTTTTTTGTCTGTAAAGCGTTTTGGGAATTGTACCGGGTCATTTGAAATGAAATCCGGTGTTTCGTATTGCCTTACTAAATTGTTTAATTGCTCTTTTGTAACTTTCATTGTTGCGATTATTAAGCCCCGACCCGGCACAAGGTCAAGCCGGGGCGGTTGTTACTAAATTTCAATGATTGCTATTTCCGGGGCAATTTCCTTGATTTGCTCCAATTGTTCATCAACAACCTTGTTGCGCAAATCTTCAAGTGTTGCTTGTGCGCCCGGCGACAATAAGATGAATGAAACTTCACGTCCATCTACCTGTGCAAATGTTTCAACTTCGATTGTTTCCGGCTGCATTCCTTTGAAAATAGGCATTTCAACTTTGAATGATTCCGGCAAATTTGAATTGACAACTTTTGCAAAATTATCCGTGCGATTGCCATTTTCTTTCACGGCGCGTTCAATGCTATTGTTTACGGTGGCGGTGAAGTTCATCAGACATGAAACCAGCTTCATATTTTCGTTGCGGTCGGCAAAGAATGCACGGTTCATCTTGATAAACAAGCCAAGTTCGGTTGGTGTCCAAATTTTGTTGCTGTTAATACCAAATTCAATGAACTTGGGATTGTAACTTAATTTTCCGGCAACCTTGCCACGTTTGTATTCATCGGATTCATTGATTATCAAAGTGATTTCAACCGCTTCACGGTTTACAAGAATGTGGCAATTCTTTTGTTCAAATTGTCCGGTGTTGATTCTCTTTTTCAGATATTCAACAACCGAACCGATAACACCGTGCAAGTCCGTTTTTACCGGGGCTTTTGGTTCAAGTTCTTTGACGGCTGCACCCTCACGAATTATTACTTCTGCTTTTGCCATGTTTGGCGCAAGGTTGATTTGCAATTTTTCCGCTTCCATATTTCAAATTTTTAATTGGTTATTAGTCGTTTGTTCCTGTTTTTTGCTCTCTTGCCGTGTTCCGAACCATTGTGAAAATGCTTGGCTGCAATTCATCAGCGGTTGCCGGGCGGCATTCAATCAAGATTCCATCTTTGTTGTAGAATCCCGTTTCTTTTGTTTCTTGGTCTGTGAATCTGTAACATACTTCATTCACATATTCGGCTTTGGATTTAATGTTTGAAACCATCATTGAACGTGCTTCTTTCAATGGTTTCAAACGTCCCTTGTATTCTGCTTGACTTGCTTTCATTTCGGCTTCAATTTCGGCAATCTCAATTGATACGTTTGCAAGTCTTTCTTTATGCCCTTGCAGTTCTTCCGGGGTGTATGGTTTCATATATCCCTTTTGCTCGCAAGCATCGCAATTGTCTTTCAAAAACGCCTCACGTTGAATGGGGTTTTCATATTCCTGTCCAAGTTCTCTTTCCATGACTTTTTGTTTTATAGTGATACACTTTTTTATCTAAATAGCAAAACATCATTCCACAAGTCAATGAACTGTTCCCCGAATTGGCGGGCGCGTTCGGGTGTCTTGAAGCAAAGCCGAGAACCGAGAGTCGCATACGTATACGCAGCCGTATGATACGTATACGCAGACACGAACCCCGCAGCCCCGTTGTCATAGACAAACCAAGGGAAATACTTGTATTGGTTTGAATTGCTGAAATCGGGTTCAAATTCATCTTCTTTGTTCCATGCTTGCGCAATAGTGAACAACTCATTCAAAGCAATAAGGGCTTTGACGTGGCTTGGGTTGATGTCTTTAACCAACCTTGTTACTTCATCAAGTCTGACGCAATTTCCCGACACAACCTTTTTTGCAACTGTGAAATCATTATTCGGCTTTCCACCAAGGTATTTGCGGGCTTCTTCATAAGAAGTTACAATATCATTGATTTCTTTGCTTTCGATTTCTTCAAGGATGAAATCAAACGGTGTCAAATAATCTTCATCGTCTGAATCCAATTCTTCATTGTGTTCATTGATGAAAACCATCATTTCATCCGCCGCTTCACTCTTTGAATCGAACTTTCCACATACTTCTTTTGTCTTTTTGTTTGTTACTAAATACTTTTTCATTGTGATTCAATTAAAATGGTGATACATTGAAATTTTTTATTGTCATTCCGGATTGTGCGACATGAACGGTTTTGCCTGTTTCTTCTTGGATTGTACGTTGAAACATCTTTTCATTAGAATTTCCATCGGAAAGATGAATCAATACGATATGATTGACTTTTGACAAGTCATTAGCAAGCAATGTTTCCCGGCAAGTGGTAAAGCTGCAATGGCTTTTCATTGTACGCATACGCAACGCCATTGGTAATTTTCCCGCTTCAACATTAGCATCCAATATTTCTTGGTCATAATTACATTCAATCAATATGTTATTCAAACCTTGAAAGGTGTAACGCAAATAAAACGTATCGGTTGCGAACAAAACCTTGCCACATTCCGGGTGATATATCAGAAACCCGAAAGGCTCACGGGCATCATGTTGGGCGTTGAAAGGCTGAACCCTGAATGCACCGATTTGATACACTTTCAATTCATTCATTGCGTGAACCAAGGCACATTCGGATAATTTCAAGGCATCTTTTGTTCCTTGCGACATGAACAATGGAATCCGGGCATCAAGACATTTATTCACGTATTTGGCATGGTCGCCATGTTCATGCGACACGACAACCCCGGCAATGCGTGATATGTCAAAATTCACCGCCTTTTGAATCTCTTTGAACGCAATTCCGCATTCAATCATCAAACAGTCTTTCCCATTGTCAAGCAAGTAACAATTGCCTTTTGAACTTGACCCCAATATTTTTAATTCCATGACCTTTCGGATTTATATTGTTAGAAGCCCGGATTTGGCTTATTTTCGTTTTTTTGCTCACTTGTGGTATGATTGACCGTTTCACCGTTTTGCGTGCCTGAAACTTCTTCGTTTGGCTTGTTGTCGCCATCTTCAATGTCCGAACCAATTACAATTTTATTTGCATTGTCACGCTTTTCAGCTTCCGGGGTATCTGTTATTTCTTGGTATTCTGCATCAACAATATCTTGTTGTTCTTCAATTGTACGCATACCCATTGACAAATCAGGTGCATAAACAGATGTCCACCATGATGCGGCACGGTACATCAACATTTGTTTGGTCATCGTCTGCCATTTTGACCCGTTCTTTGTGTACCAACCCTCTTGAATAGCAAGACGGACGGAAACCGGGGACGATTCAAGGATTTCTTTTGACCCTTTCTTTGTGGTGTATGCAACACATTCAATGTCTTGTATTTTCTTACCATCAAACTGCTTTTGAACTGCCTGTTTCCGGTTTGTTCTTCCATCCCATACATAGTCAGTATAATCAACCATGCCCAACATACCTTTGTCGGTGAATCTGTATTGCAAAGGCTCAAATCTGCCACACGAATTTACGGTTGCAATCAGGAACTTGGACGACCAAGACGGCTTGCCGTATATCGGCACCATATTTTGCATAACCATCAAAGGGCTTGCACCGATTCTCATTGAAATTTCAATTGCAATCATACAATTGGCAACCGCCTTGTTTTTTGCTTCTTGGTTTTCAAGATTTATTGCTGCAATTTGTTCCGGTGTTGCATTTGCAGGAATCGGCTTGTAATTCGGTTTGTAATTGTCCGGCACAAGGTCGGATGAAGAAAACATTTTGCAAACACGTTGCATTGTTTCAAACTGAACCGGGTCAAAGAAGTTGAATCCGGCGTTCATAGGGCTTGTAACCGTGACAAGCCCGGTCGGGTTTTGTTTCTGAATTTCGTTCATATTACTAAATTTTAATTGTTAGATTTATTCTTTAATACCCCCCCCGTATTGCTTCAAGGGTTGATTTGATTGCGCCCATTTTGATTCCCTCGCGGCACAAATCTTTTGTTTCATTTCTTGTGGCAAATTCGGCTATTGCCTTGATTGCTTCCATGCCATTTCCTGCAACTGCAATTGCTTGGGCTGTTTCATCGCCTAAATCTTCGCTTGCAAGAATTACAATACCACGTTTTACACCATCCTTGTTAGTAAGGTTTGCAATTTCCTTTGCGAATGCTTCTGTTGCAAGCATAAATTCGCTTTTCTCTTTTTCTTCCATTGTTGCGTAATTATTTAATTGTTAAAAATTTGTCGCGTGTAACGACAAGGTTTATAATCTGACTTTCGGTTTCGACAATTTCATTGACCGATTCACGGTTATCAATGAATATCGGGGCGCAAACGCCATAGAACTTGCATAATGTGTTGATTATGTCAAGACCCGCATTGATTTTGCTTGCAGTATTCGCGCTGCCATAAGGTACGCCGCCAATTGTCGGGATGCACGTTTCAACCGCGTTGCCGTCAATGGTGTAATCAAACAAGCGGAATGACACGACCTTGAACATTGCGTTGATTCTGTTTTCGCATTCGTCAACCTTTGTCCGGGTGAATTGCTCAATCGTATATTCTTCACGTTCGGAATCTGCAATCATTTGGGCAAGTTCCTTTCCCCTTGATTCAAGGTTGGCAATTTCTGTTTCACAACGTACAATGGTATGACGCTTTGAATATCTTTCCACCAACGCCGCACGTTTCGTGTTGCATTCGGCTTTCTGTTTCTGTAATTCGTCCGTATTTACATTTGAATTGTCGGTTGATATGGTGGCTTCAATGTCGGCGATTTCCTTTTGCTTTGCAACCCATTCCGGGATGGATTCGGGCGCAATATCGGCAACCTCAAAGACCGGGATTGTCGTGAATTTCGCTTTCAAGGCTTCAATTTCGCGGGACAATGATTCTTTTGTTTTTTTTGCATTGACAATGTCATTTTCTATTTCACCAACACGCTTGTTTAGTTCATCAACCTTGCGCCCATATTCTTGCCCCTTTGCCGTGATTTCATCGCATTTTTCAGATTGCGCCTTGGTGAACAATTCACGGGCATTTTCAATCATTTCATCCGGCAATGGTTGCCCACAATGCGGACATACGGTTTCACCTTTGTAAGTCTTTGCATTTTCTGCAAACCATGATTCACGCAATTTGTCTTGGCTTGCCTTGATTTGTTCTATCTCATTTTTGGTTTTTGAAACCTGTGATTCACCGGACGCTATTTCACGGTCTGTCAATTCAACTTCACGTTCCTTTGCCTTGATTTTGCTTTCAATTTCACGGCGTTCAGCATTGGCGGCAAATGCTTCATCTTGTGCCTTTGTCTTGGCATCAAAGACTATCTTTTGACATTCAGATTTCAAGGCATTCACTTTGTTCTGCTTTTCCTGTTCGCCCTCATATTGTTTTCGGATTGCGGCGGTTACATCTGCAATTGCTTTGTCTATTTCGGAAATTTCATGGTCAATTTCTTGGATTTCCTTTTCAATAGCATTGAAATCTTCTGTTTCCGGCATCATCTTGTGCGTTTGGTCAATGCGTGGTTGTATTTGGTTCAATTCATCTTGCAACCTTTTCTTGCGGGCTGACAATTCCTTTTTGAAATCTGCAAGTGATTTTCCGGAAATCTTATCAAGCAACTTGGCAAAGTCGGGATTCTGTGAAGCAATTTCGGCATCTGTGATTGTTCCGGCAAGCTGAAATAATTGTTCACGCTGCAATTTCCAATTCATATTGACAAAGAACGCCGGGTTGGTTATCATCTTAAATACAGATGAATCAATAATGGTTTCAACACGTTTTGTGTATTCACTTACATTTACCGGGGTTTCGTTCCACCAACATTCGGTGTGGTTGCCCTTAAATACACGGTCAACCTTGCCACGTGGTTTAACCCAATCTTCTACAAATGACCGTTTCAAAGTGATTTCCTCACCATCAACAACAATCACCCCCGATACACTGCATTCAACATTATGCAATTCTTGACCGTTGATTCTTGTTTTTACCTCATAATCCTTTCGGTCTTGTGTATCTTTCCCGAATAAAAGCCAAATGAATGCGTCAAAATGCCTTGACTTACCCATGCCGTTATCACCTGAAATCGTGGTGACATCAACATTAAAATTCGTTGTTCTTTCTTTCTCACCCTTGAAGTTGCAAAGGGTAATGGATTTCAAAATAACCTGTTTCATTGTTGCGTTATTATTTATTGTTATACAATTCCAAAGCAAGGTCAGCATCAACCACGATAATTCGCCCATTCTGCATGATAGCACCGTTTATTTTCCCGCTTGCCTTAATTCTGTTTGCTGTTGTCAAACTACAATTGAACAATTGTGCTATTCCGGCAACACCATAAACCAACCGTTTTTCAGGTTTAACCGTGGGTTGTTGTACCGGGGTGATTGAATGTATTAAATCAATCAATTCACCAACTGTTAAGTCGATAAGCCTTGTATTTGGGTCTATTTTTACCATTATCGTTCATTTTATTCTTCAATATCAGGGGGCAATAAACCTTTGGATTCCCACCGTGAACAAAGAATGTATGTGGCATAACCAATCAGAAATGCAAGCCCCTTTGATATGAAGAATTGCAAATACCAATATTCTTCGTCCGCGGGTTCACAACATACAAGTATGAATGTGATAGACCCCAAAAAGCCTATAATGTATGCCCTAACTTCTTTCATTAAATTCTCTTTTTTCATTGTTGCGAAAGTTTTGTACTAAAATGTGAAATCAAATGTTGCAAAGTCATTTTCCGATTTTCTTCTTGCTCTTACCCTGACAACGCGACAAGTGTTGTTGCGTACCCTTATCATTTTGTTGTCGTAATTCATTATTTGTGGAATCATCAAAGCAATAAGCATCATCGAAATAGTCTTGCGCTTCAATGGCGACAAGTCAAAGGATATATGAAATTTTGTACAAAACCACCACGCGGACAATTCGTTTACTTTGGAACACCCTGTTTTATCATATATATTCCGGGTGTGATTTTCAACCGTCCTTTCCGAAATGTACAAGCGGTTTGCAATGTCTTTTTTACTTGCACCCCATGCAAATAATTCTGCAATTTCGGATTCACGCTTGGTTAGTTCTGCATGATTCATTAAGCTACCCCCCAAATGTCTGTTATACCATATTCAGCAAAAACCGATTCTATTGCGCGAACTTCTGAAACCTTTGGTTCGACATCACCTTTCAGGCGATTAAGAAAAGCCGCCCTTGTTTTTATGCCCAACACTTCCATAAGTTTGTTGCGGCATTCGGATATATCACCGTTCTTAACCTGTGACCACCCCTTGTTAAAAGAAAACTGTTCTTTACTCATATACTTTTATTTATGGTTAATATGCAACTTTTCGTCCTTTCCTTTGGCTGTGCCAATAAAATGACGTAATTTTGCTATTTGCAAATGTTTATTTTCTCTTTACTTTTGCATTGTTCAACTTTACAGATGCAAATATACGGCATATTGTGTGTAAAACCAAACTTTTTTACGCAAAATTGCGTATAAATTTTGCGTTGCTTATTTTTATTGTTGATTATGAATGATTTAGATGTTAAAAAAATACGTGAAAAATTAGGATTGTCGCAAGAATCACTTGCAGAAATGGTAGGCGTACACCCAAGAACAATTCAAAATTGGGAATCAGGTTCAACAATCCCCAAATCAAAACACGCAATATTGCGTGATTTAATGATAAAGCCACAACGGTATGCCGGGGGTGGCGAACAAAACAATATTCACGGCAACAATATCAATGGCAATAATGTAACCGTAAACCAACCCGACACAATGAATAAATTGTTAGAACTGTTATCAATGAAAGAAGCATCCTTGGTTAAGGCGCAAGAACATATTGACAAGCTGTTGGAAATAATCAATAATTTAACGAAAGGGAATAACAATGATTGAAATTAAAGTAAATGAATATTACGGCAACCCGTCTTATTATTCGGTAATGCCGCAAGAAATCTTTGATGCACTTGAATTGGCAAGCCTAAAAGGTGAAGAATTTGCTACCGTGGATAAAGATATGTTTGATGAAATGATTGTTGAATATGATAAAAAAATGAACCCATGAAACATATAAAATTCATATTGATTGCAACAATCACAACGATATTTTTTGCCTGTTCAAAATCAGATATAAATGAAGAACCGGAAATTATTTTATCGGATATATCCGGGGTATGGTCTGAATATGCTTACTTGTGTTCAGACGGTTATTTTGTGGACATTTCCGATACGGGGCATAATATGTATTATGAGTTTTCAAGACCTAATATTTTCACGCAATATTCATTAGATGATAACGGTAAAAAAATCATTGAAAAACAAGGTGAATGGGTATACAATCCGGAAACAAGAATTGCCCATATAGAAGAATCGCGCGGATGGAATCTTGATATTTTGTTTACATTCATTGATTCGGGTATTACATATCATGCAATCATGGACATCAAGGGACGTACAAACAATTCATCATCAACAATCAAAGCCGAAAAGATACAATGAAAAAAAGCATTAACCCGCAAGCATTGGCAATCCAACGCCGATTCTTTGAAGCCTTGGACACCGCAATATTATCCGGAAAAGTAAACGGATTGAAAGGCTTTTGCGATTCCCACAATCTGAATCGCACCAAATATTCAAGGATAAAAAATGACCTGAACAAGCCAATTGAAGAAATGACATACAAAATGATTGATTTGGATGCACTTTCAGGCATTTGTACGGACTTTGGCGTGTCTGCTGAATGGTTATTGCTTGGACGTGGGAAAATGCTTAAAATAGAACGGGAATGCAAATCAAAAGACGAATAAAATTTTTGCTACATAAACGGGTAAAAGGTGAAGAAAACAACCTTGCCATCCGTATGCGTGTCACCTTGCACGGGCAACAACCTTTTGACATTCCAACCGGGTACACGATAAATCTTGCCGATTGGGATATTGACAAGCAAAGGGCATCAGAAAGTTGTGAATTGTCAAGTTCAATAAACCATACAATTGAATTGTGGCTTTCCACAATGAATGAAATATTTGCACGCTATGAATTATTAGAAAAGCGCATTCCGACAATTCAGGAACTCAAAGACCTTTTTAATGATATTATTGGGCGCGAATCCACTTCAAAAAGTATGGCTAAAAACAAATTGCCGTATGTAGAAAAGGACGTGTTTAAGGTGTTTTCAACATTCATTATATCACAAAGTGAAAAGAATCAATGGACTATATCAACACAAAAGAAGTTCCGTTCACTTGAACAACATTTGAAAGACTATAAGCCGGAATTATCTTTTGATGAAATCAACGAAAATACATTGTCCGGATTCCTTTCATATTTACATAAAAAGGGGTTATTGAATACGACCGTATCAAAATACTTGTCATTCTTGAAATGGTTTTTACGTTGGGCGAACCAAAAGGGGTATTATTCAGGTGATTTGCACAAGACTTTCAAGCCTAAATTGAAAGGAACATCCATTGAATCAAAGGAAATAATATATTGCACGCAAGACGAAATAAAGAAACTGCAAGAATATGAATTTACCGATTTACAAAAATCACTTGAATATGTACGTGATACGTTCCTTTTCTGTTGTTTCACCGGGCTTCGTTATTCGGATGTTGAAAGATTGAAGAAAACAGACGTGAAAAATGGGGTCATTCATATTGTGACACAAAAAACGAATGATGGCTTACAAATTGAATTGAACAAGCATTCACAAGCAATATTAGATAAATACAAAGATATGCCAACCAAAGATAATTTGGCGATACCTGTATTGTCAAATGTGAAAGCCAATTTGTATTTGAAAACTATTGGTCAACTTTGTGGCATTGATGAACCGACACGAATCGTGTACTACCAAGGCAATGAACGACACGATAAGGTTTTCCCAAAATGGGCTTTACTTACAACCCATGTCGCAAGACGTACTTTTGTAATTACCGCATTGCAACTTGGCATCCCGGCGGAAATAATTATGAAGTGGACGGGGCATAATGATTTTGACGCAATGAAACCTTATATTAAGATTGTTGATGAATTAAAGCAAAACGCAATGTCAAAATTCAACGACCTGTAATTTTGTGTGTACACGGTTTTGCAATAACACAATAATACGTGAATTTTGCGTGTACACGATTATGAACACGGTTTTTGACCTGTTTTTTGATATTGCATGAAATTGTATAATACCACAAAATCAATGAAATTACATGAATCATAACAACTTGGCATTTTATGGGATTGTACTTTATTTTGCTTTGTAGTGCTGGTGGCACCACTTTGAAGAAAAGCAAAAGACAGTAAAATCCTGATTTCCAAGC